GCTCTCAGCGAGGGGTTGTAACGGAGGACCCACCTCATCCGGGGGGGTGTGCGGATGTGACACACTCCTCCAAGGGGGAGGGTGTGCACCCCTCATGTGAGGGTGTTGCAAGATGATACAACAGTAAGAGCATGAGGTTTGTGACGATTGCCTGCAAAGGGCGTGCCATAGAGTTTGGCACAGCGATTGCATGTAGGGGTCAGCAAAGGGTATGCCAAGGTCAGCCAGCGGCATAGTGGCCTATTGTGCCGGGTGGCAGGGCGGCAAGGCAAGGCAGGGCTGGCAGTCGCTCGCCACTAGGCAGGCAGGCGAGCTAGGCCGCATTGGCTGGCTGGCAGCCAGTGTACAGGGCTGGCAGGTGTGGCGAGCACGCGGCAGGGGATGGTAGGGCTGGCAGGTGTGGCGTTTATTAGGCGATTACCTAGGTGTACATTGGGTCAGCAAACGGGCCAATGTACCGCGATACTAAGTGTCGCGTTGGTGTACAAATGATCTTTTAGCGAAATAGTTTTCTGCTGTAAGTGCTTATGAGGATCTAACTTATGGCCATACAAACGGGGGCATACAAACAATTTGGCCAAATCGCGGGGCTGGCCAGCTAACATTGCACTGCCGCAAGGGGGCTGGCGAAAGCCAGTTTGGCCAGCAATGGCCACGTGGGGGCGAGCTAACGGCTAGCTCGCCCGGTAGGCGAACGGGGCGACCCTAATAGCCCCCGCCTTGCGGCAGCCGGCTTTTTGGCAATTTGGTTGTGGCTACTAGCTCGCTGCGAGCACAGCCCCCGCTATTTAGCTTGGCCATGTGGCCAGCACGTAGGGCAGGCAAGCAGCGAGCACAGCATAGGGGTAGGTACTATGGCTAAGGTTAAGGCAGTTGGCGGTTTCGCGGTTCGCCCGGTTTTGTTTAAGGACAAAGTGCGGGAGGAAGGCGATAACGGGGTGAACGTGGGGGTTAGTACCGGGTTACGGCTGACCCACTATATTAGCGAAGTGTTGGCAGCAAACGCTAAGCACAACGTGAGTGACGACGTTATCGCGGCTATGCTCGAAAGCGAGTACCCTGGTCGCCGCAAGGCAGGTAAGACCATTCAGGCGGTAGCGAGCTATCGGTCATACTACAACCAAGGGCTGCACGGGCTTACCCCCGATGGCCAGCCGCCCAAGGTACGATCTGTGCGGTATGGGGCTGATGGCCAGCCGCAGCAGCGAGCACCAAGGGGCGAAGGCAAGGCAGCCGCCAAGGGCAAGGCAGCCAAGGGCAAACCGGCCGCTAAGGGCAAGGGCAAGGGCAAGTAGTAAGCTCGCCTACCAATCGCGTAGCGAGCACAGCGAGGGCTGGCAGCCCCAAGGGCTGCCAGCCCTTTTTTGTTGCCTTAGCAGATAGTGTACACTTGCCCATATTGCGGGTAGCCGCAACTAGCGACCCTCGCAAACTGGTTATTGCGGGTAGCCGCAACTAATTGCCAGCCCTGCCCTATTTTTTGGGGAAAGGGCACTGCCATTTTGGCAGCCGCGTATAAGGCAGCCAGCGGCTCGCTACGGGCCTGCGAGCACGGGGCTGGCAGGGCTGCGATGCAGCGGCCCGCTACGGCCCTGCGAGGGGCCAATAGGCATTGGGGGGCCAGCCTAGGCTAGGCGGGCAGCGACGATAGCCAGCGAGGGCTAGGCAAGGGCTGGCGAGCACAAGGCAGGGCTAGCATGGGCAGGGGGCCAGCCCCCAAACGAAAGCAGCCCTGCGAGCACGGGGCTGGCAGGGCTGCGGCTGCTAATGGGTATGGTTGGCCGGGTTGCTAGGTTCCGCGGGCGATGGCCCGCAACCATTCCAACGTGTCGCAGGGCTGCGGTGCATAGCACTCGCCTGCGTACAGCAACAGATCAAGGTAGCCTTGTTCGGCTAGGTCTAGTAGGTCCTGTGCTGTAGTGTAGGTGTTGCGATCGTCGCTTGCGAATGCACAAAGATCGGCCACAGTGGGCAACTGCCCTTGTGGCCAGTGCTTAGTAGCGACGATGCCTTCGTCGCCCGCGTAGCCACCGTAGCGAACGGCTACTAGCTGTGCATAGTCGTCGTGGTGTGGTACTTTGTGCAGCTTGCTGCCCTTTTTGCCCTTTGTCATTGTTAACCTACCTTGCCCCTAGGGGCTGCTATTGGTCGCTGGCCTGCCGCCGCACCTTGCGGGGCCATTGGCCAGCGATGCCACTATAGTAGTGGGGCTGGCGAGCAAGGGCAAGGGCTGGGGGCTATTTTGCGGAGATCCGCTATTTGCCGTAGGGGTCAGCCAGCAAGCGGCTGGCCATTCGCCTTGCGGTACTCCGCCATTTAATCGTCATATCTCACATGTGGTATCTAGCAGGGGGTGGTCGCAAATCGACCGGGTGGCTCAAAACGATACACCAGACAGTAGGTGCATGATCTTTGTTGCTCACCCCCCTGGTCAGGTGAGGGTGTGCGACCCCCCTGGCCAAGGGTCCCCCTAACGGAGTATCGCTAAAAGACTCCGTGAGCCCGTTTCTATCCTCGGCTGACTCCTAGTATGGTCAAACCAAGCGGTAAAAAATTCCGGTCCCACGGTTTTGATTTACTCGACAGCCAGCATTGATTTACAACCACTAGGGGGTTGCAGAAGTCTGGTGTTTATTAGGGTAAGCAAACCAGATAGAAGTTCCGGGGACCACTCCTCTTTGGGGGAAATGAGAATCGACTTGAGCACATAGGCCGGGGTGCTCGTGAGGTTTGTAATCGTGGCCGGCAATCAACCCCATAGGATGTAATAGGCCAAGACAACCTTCAATATCTTGTTTGACAGAAGCCGCCGTATGGTCTCCGTCAATGAAGATAAAGTCGAACTTGCGGTGCTGACATACAAGAGCCAGATGATCATAAGCCACGCGGGAGGGGCATTCTAATAAGAACAGCCTTCCCATACTAAAGAACTCATGCAGCTTCAATCTCACTCCCTCAATAACTTCATGGCGGCCTTGGGGGGTGGCCATCTCACCACCATGACCAGAAGCAGTTAACGCAGGAGAACCGTGGAAGTGATCGACAGTAAAAACTGTGCCTCCTGAATTCCCGAGACCAGCACATAAGGCAAAGGTGGAGCGGCCTTTGAATGTGCCTATCTCTAGGATAGTATGAGCCGTACGGGCTTGCGTATAGAGCCAATGTAACTCATCACCAGTCATCCAACCACCAATGAGACGTTTTTCGATAATGTCCATTGTTTGTTGAAAGGATAGATTCTGTATCGTGAAAGCATCAATGAGTCTGATTTGCATATAGTAGAGCCTTACATAAAGAGATTGATTGCTCAGTTACACTATCTGTGTGCCCATGTCTAACGAGGGTGGGCCGCTTTGTATCTCATTTGCTTTGGGAGCAGCCATCTGACGTTTGATAGCATCATTAACTGCTACATCACGTCGTCGGATAGCTTCTTCTATTTCTTGGCGATGGATCGACACTTCTCTAGAAGCATCAACTCCTAGTCGCACTTTGTCTCCTCGGATTTCAACTACTACGACTTTTATGTCGTGGTTGATGATTATAGACTCGTTTACCTTTCGAGTTAGGACGAGCATTGGCGATTCCTTTCTTGGGAGGGATTGGGGAAACAGGCTCTCCCAAGATAGCCTGCTTCCAGAGTGAGAGCATATTAGGGGTCAACTGCCATAAGTGCCGATCACGACCCCGTTGTCCTGAATTGTTATTGACTGACATTGGTTTGGCAATGTCGAAGGTACGCATGTCCTCAAGGAGGCGACGAATGGTTGATTCGCCCTTATCAAGTTCAAGTGATAATTGTCTAATCCCAAGAAATTCCTCGGCAGCCATTCTTGAGACAGCCTCAAATCTGAGTCCGAGAGCCGTGTCCAGCACAACCTTGAGAACAAGTCGTAATACGGCATCGTCAATTCTTGGTCTGCCAAGAACCAGAGCCAAGAAGAATGAGAGCTTCGTAAGTTGAGAGCAGAGCCGTGTGGCAAGTTCTGCACGTGGGCGGAAGGCTGTTTCATCATGATTATCTTTTGCACGGGCACGCATATAACTGACAAACTGCCCCATTGCCTGGAGACGAGTATCAGTCTCAGGAGAGAGTTCAGGCGGGGTGAACTGGCCTGCTTTGAGTTTTTCTTTGAGATATTTGACAAAACCGTACGTCACTCGCTTGAGAAAGAGCATACGGTCTTTATGATCTGTCGCTTCAGACAGTTCTTGGTTGGCCGCCTCTTCTTTGGGGGAAAGGTGGCCGAGTAGGGCAGCGTAAGTATTGCTGACGGCCCGTTGTAAATAAGGACTTGTATCCTCACCCCGCTTCATAATCTCGCAGTCGAGAAACCGCTCTCCTAGAAAGGTGCGATTGAGAGATCGAAGTTCGTCCGTGCCACATAAGATAAAGGTCATACGGACATCTTCGAACTCATCTGATTTCATGTTGCGGTAGTGGGCACGGCTAGTACCATCATAGAGATCACGTAGCTCAGCGAGTATGCGATCACGATTAGGACTATTGACGAGCGTATCGCCATCCTTCATAACGACAGTTTTACAGTCAAGTTGAGGGATAAGCGAAGCCGATTCCTCAGACTCTGGATCAACAAATCCGGAATGAAACCCTGTGACGATTGACTTAGGCGATACCCATTCACGAGCAACACTAATAGCTTCGGCAAGTGTGGATTTGCCTGAACCTGGAGGGCCGATAACACGTAACCAGATATGATTCGTTTTCTCACTTTCGGTGGAAAGGATAACTGCAAGCATGATAGCCAGAGTATCCTCAAGCTCTTGAGTGAAGTGGAGAACACTCTTCCAGTCGGTGCAGAGACTGTCAAAGGTTGTTCGTTCAATAGGAGTGATTGCATTGGCCGGCTCCTCCTTCTTGGACTTTTTGATAGAAGTGGTTAGTGGTGTTTGCCTGGAATGACCAAACAAATAAAGAAGAGCAGCACGGTGGCCATCCCGCTTGATGAGATCACGGATATCGAAACCGTCTGACAGATTCGGACTGTGTCCTTCTTGGTCTTCCCAATGGAGTAGATGTAACTCTTTTGGACGCTCTTTGGACTTGCCGAGCAGGGTAACGATACGTTTCATACCATCCCAGCCAGGGCGAACAAGCTCCCCACGAGTTTTGATTAGCTCGCCAGACTTCTCGTGGTCGGGACCATATCGCTTAGGGTGATCGTTGTCGAACCATAACCAGACTTGTTTGTTTTGAAGTAGTGAGAACCAATCGGGACTGACATTGCCGCAGCCGGGCACTGCCAGAATCCCATTTGTAGCAAATAGGCTACCTTCTGGGTTCTTGGCTTTTATTATTGTCGATTCGGCCCGCTCTCCCTTTGGGGAAGGAGCGTGTCCCATCGCATGAGAGATCAATGCATCGTAGAGGGCACAGCCATCCTTGACACCTTCTACCATGATGAGTGTGGGTTTGGCTTCTGTGAGGACATGATTAGTAGCAAACGGCTGAGGCTTACAGCCGGGTGTCCCCATAGGAGTTTGTTTGGCATTGCCCTGCTCATCTTTGCGAGTAGTGATCCTGTAGAGGTTGGCAAGGTTGCCTTTTGCGTTATAGGCAGGGATCAGCCACTCGTTCGTGAGACGTGACTTCGCCAAGCCGAAGTATTGGAGAGAAGCTGGAGTAACATTCCAAATGGTGACAAGACTTTGGTAATCCTCTTTTTTCGTACTTGAGAGGGAGAGCTGGTGAAGTCGGAACATAAAGCTATACGCATTCCCCGTTTCTTCGCAACGGAGGCAGCGGTATTGTCCGGTTTCTGTTTTGATTGAGAATTTCGAGGTGGCATCGCAAAAGGGACACGATCCGGTGGACTGAGTTGGGTCATTATTGATCTCGACTCCGTGAAAAACATAGGAGCGTAGCTTCTCGTAATAATCAGTTAGTTTCATTAGTCGTTGCGGATAAGCAGGTGTTTGAGACTATGAGTCGGTGCGAGGATCAAACCCTGGTTATAGGATTGATCGATCAGCAGGTAGTAACCTTGTGCAGCAAAGCTAACCGTGAGGTATTGTTGTCCAGCATTGGCCCAACGAGGGTCTAACACGGCAGCAACCTTACCCATGCGGTAGGTTCCGAATTCATCTGTCCAGTGAACAGGATCACCCGGTTTGAAGAAATCCATTGATCATTTGCTCCACATATTGAACAGGACGAGTCCACAGATGATGGTTCTCATTCCACACTGCTGGAAATAAGATTGCAGAACCAGGAACACCAAAGCGACGATCACACTCTTGACACCAGGACTGAACGTGTCTTTCGTAATCATCTATCAATAGTGCTTGTGGATCAGCTAATCGCCATTTGTGCTTGATGAAAACATATTCCAAGTCACCGAGACCCTGTCCAATGAGCCACTGACGTTTACCAAGTGAGCTGTTTGGGTCCCAGTCAGGTGTGGTACAGATGACTAGATGCTTAGTGTAGGTTTTGAGAAGATCAATAAGATCTCTCATAAAACCCATAGGAGCAATCTTCCTCCAGAAAAGAGGGTCGATACGGATTGGTTTCCAGAAATCATCCATTTCTGGAGACCAGTAATCATTTCCGTCTTCATGTTTGGGATTTATGTACTTTTGAAGCGATACTCCCTTTGGCCACTGTGTGAAGAGCTTATGTGCGGTAAGTGTCTCCAAATCACCAATGTGTCGTAGATTCTTACCCACTCGCATGTAAGCACGGATGGCTTCCAAGTGGAAGTTGGCGATTACGCCATCCATATCTAAGTAAATTGTGTGGAAGTAATTCATGAGATACCTATGTAGTTACTAAGGGATGCTAGATACCTGTGTAGCCACCAGTAGATGCTTATACCTCTGACATAAGCAAGATTTCTAAGATAATTCCAATATGAGCATCTAGTTGTGTGAGTGTGAGGGCACTAAGACGGCTCTCTCGGTGACAAATGAGTTCTCGCAGACGTTCTAGTCTTGTCTTTGAACGACCGGCCTGCTCTTCTTTGGGGGGAGAGTTAATAGTACCACTGATTGAACAACCGGGAGAAGCCGCAGCCCGTTTGTGTATAGGATACTCTTTGTTGGAGATTCCTGAGTGAAAAGCAGTCTGGTAAGAATCAACCTGTTTCCAAGATTCAGCTTCGGCCATGATAAGAGCCATGTAACAGAAGATATCTCGGATACATGCTTGCAGTGTGCCATCGTTGTCTGCGGTGAGACCACGGTTCTGTTCATCACGGATAATCTGGAAGATATCAAACTTCGCCCCAGAGAGTTTGGTTTCCTCTACGATAGTATGGAAACGATCCATCGGGCGAACAACCGTGAAGTAAGCTCCTGTACCACCACGTCGCTTCCAAGAACTTTTGTAGTGATAGTCACGAGCAGCGATAAACTTGTTGTAGTGGGAGAAGATCTGCTGTAGTCGTTGATAGAGCGGAGTTTGTTCGAGACTCATTTGTTGATCTACTTGTTCATGTGTTCCAGATTTCATTCGCCATCTCCTGAGATTGTGGTAGGTAGTTTCAGCAAGTAACTTTAGACTGCATGGTGTGCTCCCGCGTCAGCTTGTTGGCGTTTATTAGCTCGACGACGAAGCCAGTGAGTACAAGCTACTCGCCAATCATACGGTACGATTTGACCTGCATAACGTAATGCCCTGTCGAACTCTTTTGTGCGGTAGCAGTGATAGGAGACAAGCATAGGATAGATGACATTCACATAGAATAGATCGTGCCAATCATCAGGGGGTTTTGTCAAGTATGTAGGATCACTAAAGAGAAACCTCAGTATGTTATCAAACCGCTGACGATTTAGTTCACAGGCTTGAAGATCGTCATACGGACATACAAACAGTGAGTAATGATCATCACGAACGTAAAGGTCATCAGCAGAATAATCCTGTGGACTATCTGTGATCAAATCTTCTGGCTGCCACTTTTGTGACCACAGCCCTGTTTGCGGATCAACATACACATGAAGGTTGTTGGAGACTTGGTGGTATCGACCTACAGCAAATCCACATGAGTTAGCTACATACTCTTGAAGTATGGAGAATGTAACATAGTTACTACCAAGAGCACCCCACAATAGGTCATTACTACGGTTGATAACTGTCGTGTCCAGTTCATAACAGTCATGTTGAGGTTCTCGGTCTGGCCGCTCTTCTCTGGGGAGAAGGTGTTGGCCCGCATGGCGGCGTTCTAGACCCTGTTTTGTTTGCCTACAAGAGAACATGACTTCAGTGTTACACGGTACGTCTTTACAATCGGGTTGTCCTAGTACACGTTGTAGGTCACGAGGTTCCCACATCTGAAGAACACAGCGACGGGTACTTGGATCTTTGCGTAGGATTCTGATAACAGTTTCTAACTGATCTCGTTCAAACCATTTACGCCAGCGGTAGCCGTAGGCTCCCCACATGAAGCCAGTTGTAAAATCTGTAGCCGGATTAGCTCTACCGTGGAGTGGGATTTCTCCAAGGGTGAGATCATCATCAGAAAATGCAGCTATTCGAGACACGAAGTAGCTCATTGGCTGAACACGGTTCTGACCAGCAAGCATCCACATAGCCTCCATTAAGTGGAAGAAGGGATTGCAGTCTCGTACGGGATGAAACAATACCCGTTTGAGAGGATTGGCATAGGTGATGGTTACTGGTTCATCAATAGTGAACGTGAAGCCATAACGGCTAGGACGTTTGATGATTTGGGGATGGGGACGGTGAAAGAAATAGCAAAGTGTCTTGAATGCGTCGTTGATATTGTCACAGTGGAATTGCATAAGATTATTCCTTACGGGGTTAAGAAGGAGCAGACAATCACAGAAGTATAGCTGTATGGGAGGCGGATGTCTAAGGCAGAGAGTTAGCTTGCTGCAAGATTCCTTTGATGTCTGGGGGTGTCCAATTTGGTGGCTTGCGAACCTTACCAAGATGATCATGGATAACAAAGCCGGTTGGAACCTCAGTAATACGCCATCCGGGAGGGAGTGGTTCAGGCGGGGTTGCCCAGACTTTGGACATGTTGGCTTGTTGAACGATTGTCCATACGAGGTTGAGAGGAATACCATACTCCAGAGCACACCCATTGATCACATAGACGAGATCTGCTAGAGCATCCGCAAGTTCTGATAATGCTTCGAGGAACTCATCTTGGTTAACAAACATACTCGCATCAATGGCTTCTGCGTATTTACAAAGACGCAGAAGCTGAGGGCTGCTGTGAAACTGCTGACGAAGTTTGGCACATTTATCCCAAGCTGTTTGGAACTCTATATACTCTTCACGTATCAGCTTGGAACGTAGTACCTGCCTCTCCGGAGAGGGGATGCAAGGTACACTTTGGATTGGATGATCAAACACCAACATGAACTTACTGACATCCAATAAGGAGTCAAGCAGGCCGTTAGTTGGTGTCTTGAGAAAGTTGGCGAGAGTTTCTGGTTGAAGTTTGAGTTGCATGACTACCCCTTTCGATTCTTACAAAAGACCAGGATGTCGAAGCGGCCAGGATATTTGTCTTCCTTCACTCGATCGAGCGAGGGAGGATATTTAACGATCTCGTACAGTGAGCGGAGAATCTTTATTCGACGACGGAAGTTCTTCATTGACTTGTTGTCACGAGAGAAGTGATACTCCATCACTAGCTTGTCGGTGATTGGGAGTTTCCCCTCGTCAATCATGGGAAGCTCACTTCCCTCAATGTCGAGCTTGGCTCCGTCCCACTTCTTAGAGCCGCAGGCGGAGCCCACTGGGATGTTGGCCAAGGGGATGTGTGGAACGTAACGACTCTCGACACTGGAGACAACGGTATATCTGTAGAAGTTAAGAGGGTTAGGCGATCGGAATGAAGGAAGGGTCTTCTCCGCATGGACTGTAACTGCGGAGTTGTGAAGGCTAAAACCTTTCCAGGGGATATTACGTTTGAGAATTTCAAAGCAGGCAGGATCTGGCTCATAGCAAGTTGCAGTAGCTCCTGACAGGTGACAGTATAGAGCAAAAGTGCCGATGTTGGCTCCTAAGTCCAACCAGTGTTCGTCTCGGAGCACTTCAAACCATAGTTGTGCTCGACGATAGCAGCGTTTGGTGATGACTTCTTTGATCACATCCTCGTCACTACTACCGGGGCGAATTCGGAACTTGGCATCTTCATGACACCAAGAGGGACTAATTTCGATGACAGAGACTTTCGAGCTAGGGAGTGCCTGGGTAGCCACGCTTGAGGTTCCTTTCGTTGTTGAGAGCACGTTCGTATTTATCAAATTCACAAAGGCAGCCGGTCATATCCCTCATATGAATGTGGGGCATACGTTTGACAGGCTTGGTTCTGATACGATTGCCGTAAGCATCATATCCTGCAAGAGCATCGTTTACCTGTTCCTTTTGGGTAAGCAGTTGCTCATACCACCCTTGAGGGATGGCGATACGACGTTCAAACACACCACCCTCCTTTTTACGATTGATCCCCTTTAATCGAAGGGAACCACGAGAAGTGCCAGGGCCACAGAAACTCCATGTGTCCCAATCTTCTGCTTCGTCTAGGACGTGGGTGTAAGCCAAGTCTCCAATGAACTGGTACACATAGAATGGTCCCATCCCTCTAAAAGCAGTGAGCCGCTTGGCAGCATGTTCCATAGATTTGTGTTTCAGGATATCTTCATATAGATCTTCCTGATCCACGAATCGGTTCATGAGCATTAAGCCAGCTTCTACTTTCTTGACGCCGTTCATGTATTTGATGATGTAAGCACCACCAAACATCTGCTCTCCCTTATCTCTAAGAGGGATTAGGAGTTTACCGGCGTCGGCTAATGCTCGCCGCGATTCTTTGGGGGAAGAACCTAACCGTTGTGGGATACCGGCGTTTATTAGCCGTCGCATTGTCCCAATATGGTTAAAGGAACGTAACAGGATTGTGCCGAGGAAAACGCACGGCTTACTCTTGTATTCCTCGCGGAAGTTGTCCCGCAAGTAGGCAGTAACACGATCATTCTCTCGGTAGGGGTTGCAGAAGAAAACACTCTGGAGAATAGGATCATTTGTCCAGGGTGGTGGTGTCTCTTCACAGTAACCAGTGAGTTCGTTTGACAAATAGGGTCTTTCGACTGCCGAAGGCTCGAGATCATCAAACCACATAGGACGACCGACAGATGATCCTTTGGTGATGTCGAATCGTTTACAGTGGATTTTGTGACGTTCGGTTATCCAGTAAATCAGACGATTGAATGGAGACATCTCCCGAATAGGCTTGAGATACTCTCGCCCTGCGGGTGTTTGCTGCCAATAGAGACTTGGGTTTTTGATGTTAGACATGGCTACCTTTCTTGTGACAGGAATTCAGCGAACAGCTCACAACGAGCACAAATATCGACAAGCTCATTTAAGAGCCAGTGTGGATCATCCTTTCGCTTGCGGTGGTAAACTTCATCACGAAGTTCTGAAACTTCTTCTTCAATGAGGGAAAGTCCTTGGTGGACAGACGTAATTGGACCTTGTTTTAGTTTATTAGCAGTGTATGCCTTTTGCACGAGGTCTTGGAAGACAGATTTGGCCATTAGAGCTTCCGTTTGATATCTTCAAGGAGACGAATGATATAGAGTAGCTGGAAAGCTAGACCTATATAGAGCGGAATGAAGGGGAGTACACTCATAAAAGGATATTGACCTTTTCACCAACAGACCAATTGTCGGGATGGCATTCCACTTCTACAGGAGTGGGGACACCGATGTCTCTCCCTGATTGTTCCATAAGACAGGCGATGTCAGAGATAACGCGGTGGTTACGTTCATGCTTTGGGAAGTCGAAGTCAAGTTCATCGTGGATCGTCATGATCATTTGATAACCACGGTCTCGATCAACCAGCTCACCCGATTGTCTAAGCTCATCATTAAGTTGAGATAAGTAAGAATGCACCCGATTGATGGCAAGAACCATACACCAACCAGCAGACCCCTGAACAAAATAGTTGACGGCAACGTGAGGCTCACTGGCAGGGACCCAGAGACGATATCCGCCCAATGTTGTGATATAACCATAGCGTTTAGCCTCACGGTTCTTGGAGTCCATGAATTCGTCGATCATAGGCATACGCTCTCGGATGAGATCGTAAGCTCCTGGTCGGTGGTAAGTAGCGTCTGCTTTGGCACGACCCGCTCCGTAGATGAGGCCGAAGTTGCCGTTTTTAGTCCACTGGTAGAGATTGGTCTCGTACTTATCCTTGAATAACTTCTCCGTGAGTTTACGGACCATTCCAGCAGCAGCAGCTTTACTGTCGCAGGATTTGAGGTCTTTGGAGAGCTTGGCTTCGACTTCGCGTTCACACTCCTTGTACTCCTTCTCAAAGAGGAGCTTGGCGAAGATACAGTGAACAGCAAATCCCTGTTCGTAGGCGTCGATTAGGGATTGGTCTCCAGATTGGTACGCAAAGATTCGTAGTTCAATGTTAGAGTAATCAATGGAGTACCATTCACGTCCGGGAGCGGGGCCAAAGACACTTCGGAGAGATGGCACTGGATCATCTTTTCGCTTGTTCCCTTTACCGATGTTCTGGGCATTTGGGTTTGAGCTAGAGAAGCGTAGCGTATCAGATCCAGTAGGGTTGAAAGAGGGATAGATAGCTGCAAATTCAGGTTGGAGTACTTTGCGAACTTTTGCAGATTTGGATTTAGATGCTCTGGGAATTGCGGTAGTTCCACAGCCGGCAATGGACAAAGGAATGGATCGAACATGATACTCCTCTAGGTAATCAAGAGACTTCTCACGAGCACGATAACCGAGCAGGTTCCAAACAAAGTCATAAGCCGCCTGCCTCTTCTTTGGGGGAAGATAGGGCTTCGGGTAGGATTCATGGAGACGTTCAAGCACAGTCTGCAATGCATCAGCCGCGGTGCTGTAGTCTGTGGGTTGACGCTCTACTCTTGCTTTGACATTGTTTATTCCCGCAGTGGTGAGCTTGACGGGTTTGACTCCTAGATTGCCATACAATATGCCAGTCAATTGTTTGGGGCTGTTAAGGTTAAGCTCCTTGATTTTGGGGTTGGCTGCTTTAGCGATCTTGTAACATTTGACAGCCATATTCTGAGATTCGGTTTGCAACTTGGTGGTGAGTTCCTTCAAGCGAGTGAGGGAGATTGTGACACCAGAGCTCTCTAGCTCATAGGTGCTTTCCAAGAGTTTACGCCGTTCTAGGTAAACGGACCAAAGATGTTCCTTCTTGAGAGCCTCTTCTTGGAGGAGCCACAAGGGGTAGGTACGTTCTACGTCTCGCAGAGCGTAGGTTCGTAAGACTGTCCACCAGGGGTGACTGTCGTAGCCGACTTCGATGGGCGATCCGTCTGAGTTGACACCGCCAGAGTCCTCAGAACCAGCGGGGGCGAAATGTGGATCGCCTTCGACCTCCCATCTGTACTTAGCTACTGCACGAGGGAGCCACATATCATAGACCCACCAACCATCTTTGGGAGCTTTCTTCTGAGCAGGAAAGTGAGGGTGGCCTCCGTCCTCAGCGATAGCCCAGTCTAGGGAGCGTCCGATTCGACGGGCTTCGTTGACGGCATCTCGGAGAGCTTTTTGGTCGTCGTCGTTGATGTCAAGGTACTGGAGGGAGAGATCTTTGAGTTTGTGGCTTTCGTTGGAGACAAGACAATGAGAAGCGATAAGAGTATCATGAACAGTATGAAGGGCCATACGGGGAAACCCTGCAAGCTCCAAGGCTCTGGCATCGAACCTAGTATTGTGGAGCACGAAGTCGTTTTCGAGGAGCAGCTTGGACAACTCTTCGATGTCGTTCTGCGGCAGGATTTTGAGGAAGGTGTGTTTTCCATAGGGAGATTCCTCTAAAAGATCAAGAGGGTAGTTGAGGGTCTTGCAGCCCTTCTTTGGGGGAGAGGAATAGCCTCGTCCATTCTTAGTAGTGAGCGAAGCCCCATTGACGTAACAGCCCACGTTCCGGGTATAGGGGTTGACGTCCCACTCCCAGAAGCGGAGGCTACCTTGTTCGTCCATCACAGATACGAAGAAGGGTCGGCAGCCATGACGGAGATCAAGACCAGTTGTCTCTGTATCAAGAGCGAACAGTCGCCGTTTCACTAATGGCTTGGACTGCTTGGGCTGGCCGTTGGGGCTGCTAGCAGAGAGCGAAGCCCTGCTGACTTTGGCTGTTGGTTTCGGTTTGGGGGTCTTAGCTTCACAAGCTAGGCTTAGGGGCAGGTTTCCAAGAGTAAGGTTTTTATTGGAGGCTAAGCCCCCTTTGAGATTTGCAGGTTTCATAGAGAAAAACAGGGAGTGAGGCGGGGTTTACTTTACAATCTCAACGTCACTGGCAAGGGCGTGTGTGATAGCTGTCGGACAACGACCAGGGAGAACATTTGGTTTATCTAGCTTGATGACGAGCCAAATGCCGTCAGCGTAACCTCTTGGACGAGGATCGACCCCTATCACTTTGCCGATAATGCCAGATGCTTTGATTCGTACTTGCTTACGATTAAAACGATCATAAGCCTCTCTTAAAGGATTGTTGTAAGCAGCAACGGCCAATGTCTCTTTGGGGGAAAGTTCTGACGGGGGTACGATCTCTGGTTCTGGTTGTGCACCTTTGGCAGGTGAGTTATCGAGATTCATGGAATGTTCAGTCGTGATGGCTGGGTCATTGGGATTAGTGGGGACCATGTTATACCTCCAAGTCGAATCGGAATTGAGAGGCTATCCGAATGGTGTCGTCAATACTAGTAAAGATTTCGTTAATGCCGATGTGTCTGATCTTATCAGTGTTTGGAAAATATCCTCCCAGAAAGCGTTGTTTGTAAAAATCACCACATATTATGAGGAGTGTTTGTTCGCAGTGCTTGCTAAACTTCCCAAGCACTTCCTGATAAGCGAGAGTGATTTTTGTCGGTTTGACCTCCATGTAGAAGGAATGCTGACCACCATCATCCCTAAAGGCTTCCACAAGAAAGTCTGGTGTGTACTCCCAGCCGTTAGGGAGTTTGAAAGTTTGTGGTTCGTATGTCCAATTAAGGATATTGGGGGTGAAGTCCAAGAACACAGCCCAGCGAGCCTCCAAACGGCTACGGAAGAGGATGTTTGCATAGGTAGTCGGTTTAGCTTCGATAGGCTGTTTCTTAGACATGATAAAATCCCTGGTTAGTCACGCAATCCTTAGCCAGGGCCTGCAAGGATCAAGTGACGCAGTATAAGTCGCTCACTGTCTGCTCAGTCAACGAACCTCCTAGGAAGGAACGCCAGCTAGGTCTTTATGCAGATAATATCCCAGTGAGCGTGAGCTTAGTCGGCGGCTTCCACGTTTGGATTGCCTTCTTTGTCATGCCACTTCACTCCCTTGAAGGTTTGGGGCGGCTTGGTCTTGACTGTTTTCAGATCAAAGGACTGGGCCTTCTTGTTGACAGCCACCACTTCGACGAGGAGAGCCTTCTTGCCTTTGGGAGGAGTGTAGTTGTACTGCTCACCTTTAGCGGGAATCCATTCCTCTTCGGCGGCGGCTTCGGTGGTATCGTCACCACCAGCATCTTCACCAGCGTTATTATCCTCGGTTTCTTCAGAAGAGGTGTCAGAATCATCGTTAGAGGGTTCATCGTTCTTCTCTTCCGTTTCCTGTGGCTCATCCGGCCAGTCATCGCCGGCTAGGTCTTGGACGAACAAGTTGGGGCTGCCACCATTCTTCCGAGGACCACCCGTATTGAAGAGAAGATGAACACCACGTTCACAGAGTTCTTCAAACACTGCGGGTAGATCATCCAAGTCCTCAGGCATCTCCATGCCGAGGAGCTTGAGATCGTTGGCCAAGTTTTCCAAATTGTCCTCAACGGTGGCGTACTCCGACTCGTTGATGAACCACATGAAAGTGGCTCGGCGACCGATAAATTCTTCCGGATCTTTTACGATACAGGTGAGTGTGAAGAAGGGATCACCCTTCTTGGTCTCAGCCAGTTTGTAACTCTGACAAGCAGCGACGAGATTTTTGAGATTGGGAGGGAAGCCGCCTTGGCCACGAGCTTTAGCTTCAGTCTCTCTTGCTCGCTTCCACGCCCCCTTGGACTTGGCCTTGAGCTTGTTCATCACCTTGGACTGGGTCACGTTTGACATTTGATTCTCCGGGAGTAAAGGGAATGTAATTGTAGCGTTTTAGCAGAGCCTGTAGCTCATGCTGTAGGTTGATTGCGTTTTGGTAGCTGAGACTATGGCAAAGTAAAACCATCAGGTCGTTTCGATTTTTGAAGTAAACTTCCCAGTGGTCATCTGCTCGTTTGCTGATTCTGATCCAGCCTACGACACGGCTAGTTTCTTGTTTTAGTGATTCCACTTTCCAGCTAGATGGTACAGGAAGTGGTTGGATTTCAGGAGGCGGTTGGGGACGGTTCTCGGACATCATTTGCCTGCTTTCATGTAAGCGGACATAAAGTTCTTGTAAGTTTCCTCTGGGCTGCTGCCACAGTCAATACGAGTGGCGATACCCCAACGGTTTTTGGCAATAAAGGTAGCTCCTGGTTCAGTATAAATGGCACGTTCTTCTGTACCAGCTTTGGCCTTGGTCCTACCTGCTACCTTCTCCAGTCCAACTTCGATATTGTGGAAGAGGACTGCTTTGGCCCAGCGGTGAGTCTGATGCCAAGTGTCCTTCTCCAAATAGGGCATGTACTGATCATAGTTAGCTCCATCAGGGTTGGTAAATGGTTTGATCTGGCTGTGGGCGATAACCACAACGCTGATTCCCGCTCGGCGGACATCATCCATGAGATCGAGGAACATCGGCCAGTCGGTTTTGGCCGCGTTCTTAGGACCGCTCTGGAAGGCGAGGAAGCCTCCCTTAGACCAATCGCCATCAAAGTGTTCTTCACAGTGATGTTTGAAACAGAAGAGTTCAAACCCTGTGAGAGAGTCAACGACAAGATGTTCAATGCCGGTTTTGCCTGAGGCTACATCGGCTAGAAGTTCTTGTGTATGCTCCCAATCACGAGATTGTTCAGACCAATAAGGCTCAGGTACTTGTCCAAACTGAACAAGGTCTGTAATGCCTTCGTCACGAGGATCGAACAAGAAGCCTACTTTAGGAAGGAAGGCCCACATTGATGTCTTACCGACACCACTTGGTCCGTAGTGACAAACAGTGGTTGGTCCACGAGCATTTAAGCCGCCACCAGAGTTTGCCGCCGGTTTAGTGGCTGAACCTCCGCCTTTCTTTGGGGGAAAGGAAGGACTCGCCCTGCTGCTAGTCTTGGCGTTTATTGGCTTCGCTGGCTTGGGGCGTTGACGTGTGACAGTTGCCATTAAGGGTCTCCTGTGCCTGGGTCAAGAAGCTCTATGTCTGCTGTTTGGATTTGGAGGACAATGCCTTCCTTAGCGAGTTCAAATTGGAGTTTGGTGATCTCACGCAAGGTGCGTGTCATTAACCAGTTGGCAATGAGGGAAGGAGTGATCTGTAAAGGGCCTATAGGTGTAGGAAGCTTTGGAGGGCATGGGATTTGTAAAGATTCTTCAGAGGTAGGAGGTTTTGGAGGAGGGGAAGGATATTCAGGCATCAGGCTAGCTCCGGGAACAGGTTAGTGATCTGGCGTAAACTGTAATCGCGGCCAGTAGTAAGATACTCGAAGTAGGAACCACGAAAGCCTCCCGCTAGGGAGTTGTGAACTCCCCAGGGGGATTGCCAGTGGTGAGGGTTATCTATTTGTATCGAGATAGCTCCATGATTAGCCGCAGGAATCCTCCTTACTGTAGTATGCCAGGGATCGAAAGGAGCACTTTGGATACTATCCCACCAGTCACAGAGTTGTTCGAGAATAGGATAGAAGGTTCGTTGCTTGAAGTTTGTGATATCTTCTTCTGTGATCTCCACACGCCATCGCATGAAGTAGTGCTTTGGGTCTTTAGAGATCTCCTCGCCTAGTCTTTTGAAGAACTGAGTTTGGGTCTCAGATTTCTTTTGCTTGATAGCATACCTGTCAGCAAGGGGACGACGGATTACGTTGTAGAGAACTCCACATACGGGATGTTCTAAGATGGCGTCAAAGTACGTTTTGAGAACAGACTGAGACAAACCTTCACAGGGGCGAAGCTCAGCCTCAGCACACGCTCGTAAAGCAATTTGGTACATCATCGTCTGGAGATTCTGGTCGAGGGTTTTCAGCAGACCCTCTTCGTCGATTTCTCCTTTGGTCTTGTGCTCTTTGATATAAATAGCTGGTTTGCCGCTCTTCTCTGGGGGAAGGAGGCGTAGGGCGTCCCACTTGCCGCGGAGGATTACAATACGACCACTGGGCAGTTTGCATGGGACCGCAAAGCTGGTTTCTTCTAGGATTGGCTTGCTGCCCTTCTCGTCTCGGTGTTTGGACCAGTAGTCGAGGTAGATGGGGAAGGTGGTTTTGCAGACATTGAACCATTTGAAGATTTCTGTCTGGTCGTTTGGGTAGGCTCGCTCCAGCTTGGTACGATATGTCTTGAGAGCAGATTCCCACGACTTGTTGCCTAGGCGAGCCTCTTCGCAGACGTGCCACATGTTGCCGAATTCCAGGGGACGGCTAAAACCTTCATCCTCGGCGAAACCGCAGATAGTTTTCAACCAAAAGCGGTGGCGGCATTCGAGGAAGCGGCCTAGGAGGCTCTGGGTCACTCCATCTTCGTACGGTCCCTTCCAGAGAGGAGCACGAGGCTTGGCTTTGGGCTTAGGCATCTTTGATCTCCTTTAGTTCGGCGGCGAGAGATAAGACAAATCGCTTGCTCATCACTTGGGCGTGGCTCAGGTTTTCTTGGCGAATAATAGCCGCAGGGTGGACTAAATGGAGCAGCTTGCCGTTCCACCTATTGAGTTTGGTACGGGTAGGGGTGTTGTGCGTCTTTGGGAAGAAGCGTTTAGCAGTATCTCCCAAGAGAGCGATTAGCTGAGGATTGGCCATTTCTAAGATTTCTATGAGGCGGGGCCGGCAGGCTTCGGCTTCTGTTTTAGTGGGAGGACGGAGCTCTCCGGTGGCGTGCTCTCCTGGATGTCGAGGGATGCAGGCGACGATGTTGGTGATGCCGTAGGAGGGATTGATACCAGTTTCGGTGAAGGACTCGCGGATAGCTCCGTCTGGGTCGGAGACAACGGCTGGATAGCCGGCGGAGAATAGGGCTTGGTTCCAGAGTTTCTCAAGGCAGCGGCCGGAATCTCCTATAAAGGGGATACCGAGACCATCTTCACTTTCACCGGGGGCTTCGCCGATAAAGAGGACGTCACAAGGCAGATGGCCGCGGTAGAGAACCACATGCTTGCGTGTCTTACATAGATCGCAGGCTCGGCAGCCTGCTGATTGATACCGCTCACGGACGTAGCGGCTGGCTGAGGGGTTTCGTGCTTGGGCGGCAGAGGTATGCCTACCATACTCACGGGGCACAAAGGTAGCAGAGGGAAGCTGTGCCCACTCACGAACGTGCTCTTGGAACTTTAGCTTTAGGCTTGGGGCGATCTGGAGGTAGCGGCTGCCGATACCGCTCAGAGCCGGTGTGGTCTTGCACGTAGCCTGAGTTTCTGGTCCGTCTTTCCACTGTGGGGGTTGATCTGGTTGTGATACCAAAGGTGAGGAGGTCGTTGACGTCTTGGACGTAGTTTTCGGCTTGGGAGATTTGTTCATAACGCTCTGTAAGAACCTCTACCACGTATTCGATCATACGAACACGACGGGTTTGGTTTTGGAAGTTTAAGGTATTGAATTGCAAGACGATCCAGCCGAGGCGTTGGGCCTCATTTATCTTGAAGAGATCCTTGAATTGCCCAACGCCTCTGTTATGACGACCGCGGCTGAATGAGCCGCCATGGAGTTCCACAGCTACTTTGAGGCTAGGCCATGCAAAGTCTAGCCTCCACTTGCGGGTAAGGTGGAATTGAAACTCTCTGTAAGGATCACCAAAGTAATTAGGATCGTCAAGCGTTCCTTGTGGGAACTTTTGCTCCCATAGCTTCACGAAGCGGCTTTCGAGGACGCTTTGCTTTCGCTGTTGAGTCGGATGACTGCTTTTGGTGTTTGGTCTGCTCTTTTTGACGTGTCGCATTGCGATTGGTCTTCTTGGACTTGGCCGCACGGGTCCGTTTACCAGGCTTGTCAATCTCAGCGAGTAGATTGTTGACGTAAGCATCAGCTACTTGACCGCCAAGTGTTAAGGCGGGCCGCTTCTCTTTGGGGAGAAGTACGGGGCCGGGTTGATCCTCCAGCTTGGGGGCTGGCCGGTGCATCTTGGCAAGATGCTCCAGAGGGATGCCCTTGTGGTGGCCGTCATAACAGAGACGACATACCTGAAGTTCCTTCTCGATCTGGAGGACTTCACGAGAGCTGGATTCGATGTGCGGCTTCCCTTCTACGAGAACACGTCGAGGGACTGTTGTTTGGATTTTTCTGAATTTGGTGATCTTGAGACAGGGCTGGTTTGCAGGCGTCGTGCTAGAGCAAACTTGGCAGTTGTACATCCGTGGTGGCCGTAGTGTTTATTAGACGACTGCGGCAGTTGAAGGAAGGACAGTGAACAGTGCCCGACTTAGGATTCGAACCTGATAGACCCTGGTTGTTGGAGAACAGCAAGCCAAGACCAACAAACTGTCTGTCGGGCGAGGCCGAGCTACAGAGTACCACAGCAAGACTAGCGTTCCAGCTCTCCCTTCCGTGACCCCATGAGGGTGGAAGTTGCATCGGCAACTTCTCTTTGGGAGTGTCTTGCATCTCTGTAGCTCGGCTGTATCATGCAGCTGCGAGCATTGCTTGAACGTAGAGGCGTCCGTTTTCGTGGAAGACACTGACTTTGATACCGCGGCGTTTAGCAGTAATACGAATCAGGTTCTCCATACTCTCGATAGTGGTTCGGAAGTCGCTACCTGGAGTGAGTTCTCGCTGGCGACCGTCCAACCAGACCTGCCAGGGGTACTTTGGTCGGCGACCTCCCTTCTTTGTGAATTGTTTGTTTGTGACCTTAGCCATTGGTTTTGTTGACAAAAGTAGCAGCAGCTTACTTCTTGTTCACTGCTGCCAGAATCCTTCGTGTGCATCTTGCTAGCCAACGCCGACCGATCAGACTATGCTATTGAGTATGAGTGTGACGGTCATCGGGCCGTAACGTGAGTACCGCATTGTAATGCTCCTTGGTGTGAGGGTGAACTTGGACTTTCACACAGTGCTACATGGCAAACCTCTTGTTGCGGGCTACCCTAGGTCTGCTTAGGGCCGCCCCCGCCGCGTGGCGAGCACGGCAAAATGGCGGCACAAGGTATAGCTTGGCTGGCGAGCACGGGGCTGGCAAGGGCGGTTTGCAGCGGTTAAGCCTGCTTTTTGCCGTAAGTGCTTAGCCCATATAAACTTACAACAATTTTGGCCCACACAAACCGGGCCATACAAATAGCCATAAGTGCAAGCCACACAAGCACTTAGGGCAAACTGGCCATACAAACGGCTACATTATATATACTGTGCGGCCAGTGGCAGGGCTGGCTGCGATGGCGGGCTCGCGGGCTGGCCGCTATACTGTCGCTGCCCTTGTCGCCCCATCGCCCTAGGCGGGGGGTAGGCTGGCGAGCGATGCCTGCGGCTCCGATAGCAGGTAAAGGCAATGGGTGTCAGAGATGGTAAAGGACTTCTCTGAGCCAAGTAGTGAAGGGATCATGCTATGGTACGGATTGTTAGCACTGCTGCTTTGGGACATGATCAGCTATATCAGAACGGAGGTTATGGCTGGGCACATGACCCTGATTGGGTAGCCGCGAAGCTAAAGCGTCTCTCTGAAAAGAGGAAGCGTTCGGATCACAAGCGACGAGCAGCTAAGAGGGCTAAGCGGCAAAAGGGTGCGTAAGTCTATGGTTTAGTATTCTTGGTTTTTATTAACAGCAAAGGTTTTCAAATGATTGAGCAACTTAGCGAAAAGACAATGAAGGGGATGAAGGAAGCTATGGCCACGCAGAAAGGAGGGAAACCAAAGCCTAGATCATCTAAGCAGAACGGACAAGCTGCCACAGGAGAACAGGCCAAGCAGGAACAGCCGAGCAAGAAGCCTAAGCGGCTGGACGGCATATACTGCAAAATCTACCAAAAGGCTCAGGGCTGCAAGCCCCTCACCGTTGAGGAAGCTATGGAGCTTATCGGATGGGAGGTCGTGGAAGATGGACCCTTCCACATTAAAGACTTGCATGGTAATAAGATCAGGCTACGCAACAACTCTACCAATCGGCCGTTTCGTCCAGGACTGGCAGGGCGATACCGCAGTGAGATCATCCGCGGCAAGTGGCGGCTGAATGGTGAGAGCATCATCTTTGACTGGGACCGCAAGTGCCAGTCTGGTCAACACCGGCTAGTTGGTTTTATCTTAGCCGAGCAGCAGCGACGAAAGGAAGAGGAACGCTACCGCAAGTATTGGAAGGGACCAATCACTATTGAGTGTTTGGTAGTGTTCGGTATTGATCCTAAACCTGAGGTCGTTGACACCATCGACCAGGGTCAAAAGAGAACTCCTGGTGACGTGCTTTACCGTAGCGAGATTTTTGGCGACGGGTCGGCCCCCGTCTCTTTGGGGGAAGGTAAGGACAAGGTAGAACTCCCAGTGCTGGGGCCGAAGCTGAGACAGAAGCTCTCTAACATACTAGCGGGGGCAGCCCGGCTGGCTTGGCTGAGGTGTACCAACAGGAATGTTTCGGATGCTCCACATTTCCCTGTTACGGAAATGATGGATTTTATTCACGATCACCCCGGCTTGGTGGAGGCAACGGCAAGGGTGTACGTCTTAGAAGGAGGCGATAGCAAGTCTGGGCAGAAGATTAGTAGGAGGATCAGCCTGGGCTATGCTGCGGCACTCATGTATTTGATGTCGGTGAGCAGCACAGACCCAGATGAATGGGAGGAGAGTGGGGCGGCTGCTGTGGACTATAAGATGAAGAAGAAGGCTCTTGAGTTCTGGTCTGCTTTTGCGAGTGGAGCCAACATGACTGAGGAGCATCCCATTCATCTTGCGAGAGAGATTGCCTTTAACATTGACAAAGGGTCGGCCATCGGTAGAGATGAAGTAGTGGGCACGATTGTCAGAGCCTACAACTGCTTTGTGGATGGTAGGTTGAAGGTCAAGAGCAAGGATGTCTCGATAGGAAGGAGCCGTAGTAAGAAAACGGGTAAGGAAGTCTTGGTCGAAAACCCTCGCTTGGGAGGCATTGACACTGAGGGAGCACCTAAGCGAGAAAGAGATGAAGGTGACGACGTACCAGAGACAAATGACACGGAGCGTGAGGGGATGCGTGTCGGGAAGAATTGGGCAGAGGGAGATACGTGCTGGGTCAAACCTTCTAAAGGGGATGGTCTCGACCCCTGGTTTGGAACGATCAGGGAGATTATTAAAGTGGAGAAGGGTGTCGCTGGTGGAGACTTGGCAATGGTCGAGGATGATACTGGCGATATGTGGGAGCAACGGGTGTCGCAACTGTTCCTCAAATACCCAGGGTGACTTATGAACCAGCTTGTTGCTTTTGGCGTGATGCTCCTAGCGTTTGTGATGGTTTGGAACCTAGGAGTTGTATGGGGCTGGTGGGAGTAGTGGGCTGGCGAAGAGGCAGTTCGTAGGTAGGGTTTGTAGCTTTTAGGGACTGGCTGGCCGTGTGCTCGCCAGCCCTTATTTGTTGGGGCTTGCGTTTGTATGGCCGTTTGTGTTACAATTTGTATTGCCGCCGCGGGGCGGTAAGGTGTTATTTGGCAATTTGGTTGTGGAGGTTCAAGCGATGTATCGACTACTATGGTCCGACCCGTCCTATGCTCATGAGGGGCCACGGGTGGTAAAGGATGCTGCTGATCTTCGAAAGAAGATTGAGTGGGATGTTGAGGAGAGATACCCGTTACTGCTTGTGCCATCTGGAGATGGTCATATTACAGAAGTATGGGTAAAGGTTGGAGAAGAGTGAGGCAAACGGTGACAGAGAAGAGGCTTTTGTTTGAGTTTCCTTTACTTTTAGGAGGTGTACGATGGCTAAGAGACGTAACCGTTTGTTTGATGCGATGCAGCAGAAAGCTGACATCTTCAACACGATGAGAGATGAAGTGGATCAAGCTAGTATTGAGTTTGAGAAGTTGATTGAACAGTACGAGAACGATGACAAGCGTCCCTATCGCCTCTACTGGGTGGATGAAGACTTTCAGCGGTACTGGCGGGATGAATTGCAACAGCCACAGTCGATTCCGGTTCAGTTTGCGGGACCGCAATGGGTGATGGATTGGGTTCGTGCCAACTTGCCGGGAGGGATAACAGGTTTCGGATTTGCGATGTTTCCTCCTGTGATCAATGTATTATCCATGGGAGGTGATGTTGCGACGTGTGTTGCAGTGTTTGCACCGGAGTAGTAGCAAGTCACATGGGGCCGGCTCTCGCCGTAGCAGGCAGGACAGAGGCTCAGGCGTTTAGCCGGCCCCCTTTTCTTTGGGTGGAACCAAGTTTATCAGCAGAGATTTGGTTCTACAACGGGTACTGCTGGTTCAAGAGAGGTTCAACGTCGTGGGATCAAAACAAAACTTGCAGAGATCAAGAAAGCTGAGGCCCAAGCCGAAGAGAGTGAGCAAACTCTTTGGTGTGTCAGGGAGGATATTTGTGGTGAACCGGGAGGCTCCGGGCTTCCAGGGGATCGTGGCGATGGTTCTGACTTCCGACAGGGCTAAGGCTGTGAAGCTCTTGACGGCGGCGTTTAAGGGCAGACAGCCCCCTAGTGGGGATATCCAAGAGATCAGCCCCCAAGCGGTGGTTGAGCATTGGGTCAGGATTTGTCAGTTGCAAAAGGATACAGTGCGAGTGGAGCATGAGACATTGGCTTGGCTTCATAAGCATCACAGAATGAGAAGAGGCTGCGAGGGCGGCGGGCGTTCCGCTGCTAAAGTTCAACCTAGGAGGAAGAAATAATGATCCCTAAAATCGTCGAGTGTGTGCCCGAATCGTGGCGTACACGTCTGTAGTTCATGGCGTTTATTAGCTGTGTCGAACGGACAGAGAAGAGGCTTCACCTATCCCGCAGGGTGTTCAGATGCGGGGCAATTTGATGAAAGGGTTTGACAATGGCTAAAAAGATTCCAGTAACGAAGTCACGTTCTGCTGCGAAGCGTAGCCCAGCAGACAAAGGGGCTCCTGCAAAGAAGGTCCAGAGCAAAGTTGCTCCTAAGCCGAAGAAGTCAGCGACGAAGGTGGCGACGGTGACTAAGACAAAGGTAGGAACAGTGACTAAGCCATCTCCGAAGAAAGAGGCACACGAACCAGAGAAACACCGCAAGGCAAATGAAGTATCTGCCCTCAAAAGGAAGGAGGAAGTGGCAAAGCTGGCTGAGCAGATACTGAAGCCCAAGTATCTAGCCCCGCATGGGATTGTCAGAGCACGGGCTGGTACAGGTAAGACATTTACCTTGGTCTTGGGAGTTGCCAAGATGTATGGTGATAAGTTGGTGAACGAGAACAAGTACACTTGGAGAGCTGATAAAGATGGCAAGGGCCAGTTTGAACAGGAGCTGCTTACTCTTTGGGAGAAAGTAGAAAAGGAAATGGCCGGCGGCAAGCTAGACCCACAGACGGAGAAGCCACCTAAGATTGTGCCCAGCCGACAGCAGCAGGAAGTCTGGGACTTTATGGCACTATCCAAGCCCCGTAGCATCTGTTATGTGGCGTTTAATGCCAGTATTGTTGAGGAGTTCAGTGAGAAGTATGACTGGCTGGTCAAGGCTCTGGACCAGATTGGGGTGCGGCTCACATTCTCGACAATCCACAGTTTGGGTAACAGTGCTTGCCGCGAGTATTACAAACTGAGGGGATGGAAGGCAGTGAATAGTTATAGGGTCAGCGATATCCTCTCGGAACTCTGGCAGGTGGACCTGCGAGAAGTCTGGAGAAAGAAGGCGGAGACTATACAGGCTATCCAAGAGCTAGTGGCCCTGTGCAAGTTGACACTTACGGGGCTACGTCCCAAAGATGCCGACTTTGCAGAAGTAGGGGTACTGTCGCCACCTACTGATGAAGAGTTGGCTGATTTGGCTGAACATTATGGGATTGTCATGGAAGATAGGGAGGCTGTGTTCAGGGATGTGAAGCTGGTGCTACAGCGGTGTAGAGAGGTTGCCAGGGATGGTACTGGCAAGATCGACTTCAATGACATGATCTGGTTGCCAGTGATTAAGGGGTTGCCCGTCGAGAAGTATGATCTACTGCTCGTGGATGAGGCACAGGACCTCAACCGCTGTCAGCAGGAATTAGTCCTGAAAGCAGGCCGTAGGATCATCTTAGTGGGAGATGAGCGGCAGGCAATCTATGGGTTCGCTGGTGCTGATACTGACAGTATTGACAGAATGGAGAAGCTACTCTCTGAGAAAGGAGGGGAGCACAATGGTAGGGAGGTCTCGCGGATGGCACTGACAGTTACCCGCCGTTGTGGCAAGGCGATTGTGCAGGAAGCTAATCGTTTTGTAGAGGACTTCCAGGCACATGAGACCTGTCCTCCAGGGAAGGTGGTTAGGGTGAGCCAAGATGAACTGGAGGACGGAGACAAACCAGTGGACGGCTATTCTTTGGGGGAAGATAGGGAGCAGAGCCTGCGACCGTCCTACAACTTGACTGAGGGCGACTTCGTGTTGTGCAGAGTGAACGCCCCGCTGGTGCGGCTAGCTTTCAAGATGTTGCGGGCCGGCAAGCGTGTGAACATCAAAGGTCGTGACATAGGGGCTGGTTTGAAGGCGTTTATTAAGAAATCGAAGGCGAAGGAGGTCGGAGAGTTTCTTGACTGGTTGGACCGCTTTCGCCAAGAGGAAACTGAACGCATGAAGCGGAGGAAGCATGTGGATGCTGAGGCACTGGTTACACTTGAGGACAAGTGCGAGTGTCTGCGAACACTTTGTGAGGGAGCCTTTGACCTGAAGGCAGTTTATAAGAACATTGATGCCTTGTTCAAGGGGAAGGTCTGCCCCAGGTGTGGGAAATCCTACGATGAGGGGACCAAGGTCTGCTTCAGTTGCAAAGACCCGCCCCTCTCTGGGGAGAAGTATGACAAGGCAGTTAAGCTGGTGGCTCCGGCGGGAACTCTGTGCTCGTCAATCCACCGTGCTAAGGGGCTGGAAGCCAAGCGGGTGTTTATCCTGCGGCCGGACTTGATGCCTCATCCGAAAGCGAAGTCTGACTGGGAGAAGGGACAGGAAGCCAACCTTCAGTATGTGGCGATCACGCGAGCTATTGATGAGTTGATCTATGTTCAGAAGGGAGGAGACAATGAGTAACTTAAAGTTTACCTTTAGAGTATTGGGGAAAGATGGCTACAAGTCATTTCCCGACCATACTCGAATGTTGAGGAAGTTAGGGTTCAAACGAACGTACTTCTCACGTGCTGGTGGATGTAGCACAGCTATCTATAAGAAGGAGCTATCAGATAGAGTGATAGATGTTCAACTGTGGGGAGATGGTAAGCATCGAGCTACTCATTGGGTACGTGGTGGACAAAATACGCACCCGACGGACTTTGTTACGATTGAGCAGATGGTAGATGCTATTGAGCATGAGAGTACAAGGAGAGACAATTACAGATTAAATCTCGGGAAGGGAGGAGACAATGACTGAGTTCTTCTTGCGGTACTTCTGGCATACACAGTCATCGTATGCTAGTCTGTGGTTGATGACCCTGGTGCTAGCGTTTTGTATCTTGAGAGCGGGCAGTGTTATTGCGTCTGCCATTAAGAAGAGGGGGACACCGTGACAAGTAAGCCCATCCCTAAGAGGAAAGCTGTAAAGGCTCAGATATACGTTGATATCTGGGTCAAGAAGGTGTGGACGTATCACAATGAACGGAAGCTTACGTTCACCAAGTTGTGCGATGCTCGTGAGTGGGCGAGCAAGCAGGGGTTTGACGGTATCCAGATTCACATTGAAGATTGGAGGAAGTCATGAACGAGGATTTCAAGCAACTCAACCAAGTCGATCTTAGTAGTGACTGGTTCATTGCAGCACAGCTAGTGCTCGTGTTCCTGTTCTTTCTCTGGGTAGCTTGGCGATCATACAGATCACCAGTAGTGAAGTGAACCACAGTAGAACAGTTGGCTTGATTTTCAATAGGGCTGGCTGCTCGCTTCTCCAGGCGGGTGGCCAGCCTTTTCTTGTTTGTGGTTTTTATTAGCAGTGCGTACAGTCTTTTATGTTTGTAGTTCTCCCCAGAGAAGTGTAAATGCCATTCGGGAAACGTGGCGTTTATTAGTATGGCCAGTTTGTGTGGGAGGTTTGTATGGCAGTTTGTCGCCAAACTCTTGTATAAAGCCAGTTGATCAGACTGCCATATTGGCTTGCGGGTTGCCGCAAAACCGGGCAGGCTGCCATTTTGGCAGTTACCCCCCTATTACCCCCCGCCACCGCTGGCAAGCCACCTAGGCGAGCCTACAGGGCCGGCCACCAGCCCTAGGGTGTTACTGGGCTGGCCAGCCGCAAAAAGCCCTGCCAACGGCCAGCCAAGCGGCCAGCCAAGGGCAGGGCAGGGGGCCTAGCGGCGAGCTAGGCCACGCGGTAATTAACAGCTAGTAACTAGGTGTTAATTACCACGCGGGCAACTACTATCTAGTCACTGGCTCTTAGCTTACGGGCTGCATCAGCGGCACGCTTAATATGGTCATGCAACCAGCCGGGAGTCAGGTTAAACTCACCGTAGGTAATAAATTCCTGACCTAGCAGGTTGTAGTTGGCCTGCATGTCTGCTCCGGATAAGTGACGGCTGCCAGTGCCCCAGCGATAGAGATAGAACATGTCCTCTGGTTCTAACAGATCACCGAAGCGAGGGTAGCCCAAACTCCAGATATGTCGGTTGAAGGTTTGATCTTCATGACCACTAGGGCAGGCTGCACCAGGATATTGCACACCAGTATCTTCGATCAGGCTTCTGTGCCAGATTGACATGATGTGTGTGTTGCCGGGATGTCTAGTCATTGACAACAGCTTACCACGATCATCATACCAGTGATTTTCTGGTCTCCATTCCTTGAGAGCAGGGCGGCTATTCTTTGGGGGGAAATACTCTCGATGGCAAGTAGTGTGACCGAATAGCCGGGCCACGCTCGCAGAGAGACGCCAGGGCAAAGAGATATCATCGTCGTCCCAGCGACAGATAAATTCGGCTTGGGCCTTCTCCATCATGAAATGCAACTTCTCGCCTAGGGTAGCAAAGCGGGTTGTAGAGTTTACTACCCTCACTTGCGGGTGATCGAATCGTAAGACCTGGCCGGGGGTATCGTTCAGTAGAATCAGCTCTTTGTGTTGGTATGTCTGGCGAAGGAACGATTCGATAGCTTCATTGAGTAGATGGGCTAGTTTGGGAATACGGTTGTAGGTCGGTAATAGGCAAGATACTAACATACTTCCTCCGGAAAGATATTATCAACGATTAGATAACAAACGATAGTCAAGATACCGAGCCAGATGAAATCAACTTGTAGATTCTGCCATATTCTCGACAGCATAGGAAACTGGGATAGAGGGCCACTTACCAATAGGACACTCCATAGCTCTGCCGGTGGCTTTCGCTGCAAGTCCGCAGCCACACACTGCACAGCGATTGCCGACGCGATGGGTACAGACAGAACAGATATTGAGACGCTCTTCATACTGTTCCTTTGTGACCTGTTTGAGACCATCACTTGCAAAGTTTGCCATTGCCTTAGCAAAGTTGGCAGCCATCGTTCCGAGTGAGGGAAGCTTCTCTTTCTCGGACTTATCTTTGCCGATGACAGTTAGGCCGTACTGCTCAGTAGTATGGTAGATAACAGACCACTCAGGTTGCTCTCGCATAAACTCTCGCAAGGCGGGAAGTAGCCCGCGAGAACCACCGTACTCTCCCTTCTCTGCATAGACTTGAGTGTCGTGGATGATGATGTACCGTGACACCTTAGGGGTGTAGAGAAACAGCTCAACTTTGAGGCGGTCGTAGGTTCCCACTGTATCAAGGAACAGTAGCTCAGTTTCCTCTACCAGTTGGGGCGGGCTGTCGATCTTGACCAGTTTAGCATCCAGCTTAGTGGGGAAGATATCAATTAACCTACCGATGAGTGGATCGTGTTCAGATTGATAAGAACAGACTTTCTTACGAGCGGCAAGCAAGGCGACAGTCGATTCTCGCCGGTGTGTAACTTCAGTGACATGGTCACACTTGGCGGCGTATTCCGCAATCTTGTCAAGATGCTTGTCAAGGTCGCGGGGATTGCTCTTGGCCCACGCCATTAGTTCAGAGTGTTCACTGATGGTTGCTCGCGGTTGTGGCAGGCCGGGGGCTGGTGGTTTCTGTCGGAGACGCTCTCGGATCTCTGTTGGAGCATCATTGATTGTAGGAGGGTTAGTACGACTTACAGGATCACTAACGATATAGTCCCATTCCCACTGTGGACAGAGTTTGCCGAGGACGAAGTGTTCATAAATCCTGTCCGTTGAGTAACCTACTTCCAATGCTCCTAACACATAATTACGAATCTTGTTGTAACGTGTGAGCACATGCTTATAGGGAATGCCTCCTGGACGGGAGAAGCGATGGCCCCATTTGAGGAAGGGCAAGCATAGAGCTTTGTGGCCAGCTTGGCGATACTTCTCATGGATATACATTTCCTCTCCACCGAAGCCACGGAAGTGAGGATTGAAGCCAAGCCATGCCTCACGGCGACAACTAAAGAGACCTAGCCCCATTCCAGGAATAGCAAACGCTGGTCCGTCATTTCGCATCCCTAGTGGTGTGAAGCCGGCGTTTATTAGCTTCGGTTCATGCTGTGGCCAAGCAAGAAAAGGGTAGGCTCTACCACAATGAGGACAACTCGTTTGTAGAGTTAGCCCCATGCCTAAGCGGCGGTAGTCACAGTTACCTTGCTTGTCTTGGAGAATCGTAAAGGCGGGCGGCTCTTCTTTGGGGGAAGAGAGGAAGCAGTTGCAGGTCCAGGCCAAGCCCCAGATGCCCCACATTTCGGCTCGCCAGAAGTCATCGAAATGAGTGTTCATAGCACGAAGATTATCATAGAGCATCGGACCCGAAAGGAGATCCATACTCTCTGGATGAGTTTCGTACCACTCGATGAGGCGACGTATGGCTTGGGGCCAAACCAGTATGTGAGAATCCACACACATGACATACTCGCCCTGTGCCTCTTGGAAGACACGGTTGCGAGGCTGAGTCGTACCAGTAGCCTCTGCCATAGGAATGTAGCGAGCGGCAGCTACACCTACAACTTGGCTCTCGACGTAGGACTTAATGTGTGGGCTGGCTTGACTATCAGGTTTGTTGTCAATAACGAGGAACTCGACATCCTTCATGACTTCGTGGTGATACATCCTCATCGCCTGAATGGTGAAGTACACACCATCGAAGTCATCATAGACAGCCATACCGATCGTGAGCTTCATAACATACCCCTTGCCTAGTTGGAGTTAGAGAGGAACACAAGAACCATTGTCACACATTTCATTCGCATCATTACAGCAGGTAAACGTGTCTGGATCACAGCACGAGAAGCCAGAGCCACAGCAGAAACCTTCTGGATCATTACAGCAAGTTTCACCTTCATTACAAAAGCTACCACCACATTCTGGTCCATGAGGAGTTGTAGTGGTCGTGTTACAAGTTCCAATTTCTACACAGATAGGACTACTAAATCCTGGAGGTGTGCAACATTCTTCTGTAGTATCATCACAGCATGTATTAGTATCTGGGTTACAGCAACTTGTGCCAGATGTACAACAGAATCCATTGGTGGCGTTGCAGCATGTCTCACCTGTTCCAGAATCACAACAGTTTCCTCCGCACTGCTCTTGTCCCATTGGACATTCTGTGGTGGTAGTTGAACTAGTAGTAGTGACACAAGCATCTTCACAGGTTCCATTGTAGCAGAATGTGCCATCAGGAGTTTGGTCACAGTTACAACAAGATTCACCAGCCTCACAGCAAACTACATTAGCACCAGTAAAGTCTGCACAGCATGTTTGACTCGTTTCACAGCAAGTGCTATAGACTTCATTAGAGCAGCAGGATTCGGTAGTATCATCACAGCAGAGTTCAAGGCAAGCGGTTTGACCAGCAGGACACTGAGTAGTTGTCGTGGTGGTTGTAGTAGTGCTGGTTGTAGTAGTGCTGGTTGTAGTGGTAGAGGTTGTGGTAGTGCTGGTCGTGGTGGTGCTAGTTGTACTGACACATGCAGTCCAAGTAACTTCGCAGGAGAAGTCACCGTCATAAGCTGGTTCTGAACAGGTACAACCTGCTGCACAAGGATCATCATCAAGAGTCCAGTCAGGATCACTCCAAGACCATTTGCAATCTTCTGCTCCACACACAGGGGTAGTAGTTGTTGTACTACTAGTCGTAGAGGTATAACAACTAGCACATGAACCAGGAGCAGAGGTTGTTTGTGTGGGCGGAAGTTGACAAATAGTGTTTGTAGAACCGCATTCACTGCCTCCACTAAAACTAGGAGTTGTACAGGAGCAGTCAGATGTCCCGAAGCAACCGGAACGCATCAAGAACCAACCGGCTTGCGGCATCCAGAACCAAGTACAGTTTCCTCGACAAAAAGGCTGTGGAGGAGGAGGAGGCAGCGGTGGCGACACGCACCAAGTAAAAACTACATCACAGAAATTAGCAGAAACAATCGGTGGAGAGCATGTACAGCCTCCGCCACAATCACCACTAACTCTGTTCCACCCCCAAGGACTGAAAAACCAATAACAGCCCACACCACAACCTGGAGGAGGAGCAGCAGTTGTAGTTGTATTACAATTACAAGTGGTTGTGCTACTTGTAGATGTAGTTGTAGTACAGTCTATATTTGGATCATGGATACCTCTACCACAAGTAGTGCGAGTACATTCACCATTTACAGTGCCGCAATGAGAGGGGTACTGACAGTCGCAGTTACTAGGATCAAGAGTAGTAGTGGTGGTACTGGTGGTTGTAGTACAATTACAATCCTCCGTAGTTGTAGTCGTCGTCGAGGTTGTAGTCGTAGAGGATGTAGAGGATGTAGAGCTGGTTGAGGTCGAGCTAGTGGAGGTTGTAGTGCTGGTACTTGTAGTTGTAGAACCGCAGTTATTTTGGAGCAGTGTCCATTTGTTCTGAGAAGCGGACCAGGTCCAGAAACACTCATTTTGACAGCCAGGGATGGGAGTAGTGCTTGTGGTTGTACTGGTAGTGGTCTCATCTACACTTAGACCGACAGTCACAGCATAGAGATCACCCTGACTGTCTTGTGTGATATTGACTGGTTTACAAGCAGGGACTAAATCTTGTTGAGCGTTGTAAACTCGAACACGATAGCAGCGACCATCATAGTTCCGCCAAGGGACGAGAGCTACACCAGTCGGGTTCTTACGAGGACTTTCGGAGTGAAGGTCGTCATCACTCTCAAAGGGTACTTCACGATACCAGACAGTACCGACGGCTTCGCCTAGAATCCACGTTATTCCATCTTCATCGAGGCGGACTGCTGGCAGGTCTTTTTCCAGCATCACGACTAGAATCTTGTGATGCAAAAGTTCTGCTGGCAGTGTATCGTGGATATCTGCTACATTGTCTGAACGATGTTGTCGTTCTTTGGCAACTTTAGCTAGAGTATGAGCAGGCTTCTGCTTGAATCCGTAGAGGGGCATGGTTAGAACTCAAGATTGAGGGTGGAGAAGTCTGCGTAAGCACGCTCTACATACGGTAGAAATACAGGATCATCTTCATCATCTAGTTTGAATCCCAAATTGTCCAGGTTTACTTTGACAGGCTGTCCTTTTATCAGAAATGTTTCACGTAACCCAGTAGCTGAGTTAATGTGTAGATAGCCCTGATTCAGAATGCCTATCTCTCCAAACAGTCGAGCCGTATTTGAGAGAAAGGTGCTGGGACTGGCTGGGTTGATCCGAAGACGGAACTTGACGACGTATCGAACACGCTCGTAGGTCGTATTGTTGACTTCCTCTTCATCTTGTTGGATATCTGCCATCCAAGCAGTACCCTGAGGAGCACCATAATAGGTGCTTTGGTTTACATGATCTGCAAAGTTGAAGATCGTATCTGGATCAAAAGGGTATGGTTCAAACCGCTCGATCTCTTGAACTAAGATCAGTCTATCCTTTTCTAAGATAATTGGTTCAAGTGCAGCAGTTTGAATTGTACTCCCTTCTACATCTTCTTGTACACGTACTTTCTCATACTCTGTGTACCAGCGACGCTTAGGGCGAATGAGAGTAGGATTGTTCAGACTGATGCTATCTGGATCAATCCTTGAATCAAAAACAGCAGTTACAATCCAAAGTATTGTTGCCACACCTGTAGTGGGATGGATACAACGCATTGATTCTTGTGACCGCAATGTCCGACAGATACCATTGTGTGCCAGCTCTCCGATCTGAGGCAAACCAGTAGTCGCAGCTACCTGTTCATCTGTTTGATTAAGGTCTTGAGCTAAGACAAAGTAGCGGCTCTCCCAGGTCTTGCTATAAACCCATTTGTTACCCTGCTTGTTAAGAGTAAGTTCAGAGTTTGTGCTACCGTCTTCAATACCGAGGACTTTATTTGGCATGGGGGCGGCTCCTCTTTGGGGAAAGGGTTAAGCACCGTCCGCGTCGCTGAGACCGGAGCCTTCACCTAATAGGCGACGAATTTCATCTAAGTGGCCTTCGCTCTTTTTGGCATATTCAAGAGCTTCATCGCTGGTTTCGTAGCGAGCCTCTAGGAATTGTCGCATGGCTTCAGCGGAATTACCTAGGTAAGCGTCTGCTGCCCCTTTAGGAGCACTAGTGCGTGCTACGTCGCCGGTTTTTATTAGAGCATCTGCGGCACGTGATAGCTCAGCCGATTTAGCTGCAACTCCAGCACTAGTCGGGAGGGAACCTTCGCTGGCAAACTCTTCTTCCATTCGGAGTCGCTCGGCTTCTGTATCTTGACGGATCCGATTAAACTTAGCGGCTTCCAGATTGGCCTTAGCGGCTGCTATCTCTTGTTTGCGTAGCTCTTGTGCCTCTTTCGTTCCTGGAAGTTGAGCTTCTGCGAACTGACCTTCCATAGTTGCTCTAAGAGCATCAGCATACGTACTACTGTCAGAACGTCTTTCTATGTCAAGTAACTTCTCTAGTCTTGCAATCTCTCGCTTGGAGTTTTCTATAGCTTTTAGATGAAAGTCTGGATTTTGACCACTAGCTCGAACTCTAGTTAAAGCATCCTCGGCAAACTTGAGTCCTTTTTTCTCCTTTTCAAGTTGTCGATAGATCTCAGCTTCTTCCCAACCCATCTGGCGAGACTTTCCTTTTGATCCTCCTACTAGAAGGATCGCAGCAGCTTGGGATTGAACATTCAACACCCACTGAAGGAAGGTTTCCCATTTGGTCTTGAGATAGTCCATTAGCTCTAACCAAGTGAGCTTAACATTGGCGGCAAAGACATTGAAGGCAGTGAGGATATCACCTTTGGCAAGAGAATCTAGGATGACATTCATGCTGTCAGACCAACTCTCTTTGACATGGCTAGTAAGTTCTGTGATATTTGCCTTGATGCTATTGCCTATGGCTGATAGATTTTCTGCAAGACGACCGAAGCTGGCAGAGACCATCCCAGCAGTGCTTACTCCATCATCACGGAATTTGTCGATTGCATCAAAGCCTAGTTTGAGCCCTAAGAGAGCAGCAGCCCACGGTCCAACGAAGGCTAGAGCGGCGGCTGTAATAGATGCAAGGGCTGCACCAATGCCGAACAAAGCGGAGAGAGCAATGGTTGCTTGGCCGAGGATAATCAAGCCTACTCCTAGGGCAGTGACGGCAGCAACGGCAGAGACAATACCAACAAAGAGTTGTGGATTGAGAGCTACCCACTTAGTGAAAGATGAGAGTATGCCGTCGATAGCGGTTGTAGCAGTCTTTAGGATGGGGGTAAGTGCTTTCTCGATTTTAATAGCAGCAACTTCAACCACTGCTGCAAATCTACGGAAGGAACCGCCCAAGCCTTCATCCATCGCCTTTTGGATACGACTTGCTTCCCCCTTGAAGTTAGCAAGTCGTGTGAGCATGTCTGACATGCGATCAATAGAACGGCCAACGGCTGCACCAGGAACAGTAGCTCTTGTCTCAAGTAGTTGGGTGAGAAGATCACTACGTTCAGCAGTACCCAATCCCTCAGTGGCTTTGAGGATTGCAGGCAAAATACGGATAGGTGAATGGAGATTACCTAGGGCATCTGTGAACTCTATAGTTTGACCAGTAAGCTCTTTTAACTGTTCGTTGAAATTTTCTTGTTCCTTCGCCTGTGACATATATCCCATCATATTGCGAAAGGCAGTACCGGCAATGGATGCGTCAATCTGTAGATCACGCATGGCTCCTAGGATAGCCAACATCTCCTCCATAGGGACGTTGAACATATTGGCTGCTGGTACAGCATACTGAAGTGAAGTTGTAATGTCCTGGAGATCGAAGTTAGAAGCATTGAGGGCGACAGCCAGCTTGTCGGAAACTTCGGCTGCCTTAGAGGCTTCCATATTGTACCCACGAAGAACAGCAGATAGAGCCTTAGCAGCGTTGTCTGCATCCATTGCTGCATCTGCACCTTCACCACCAGCACGAGCAAGGGTAGCAACAGCAGGACCAATCTGACTAATCTCACTGCGAGAGAAACCAGCTTGAGCAAATATGTTTTGGATACTACCCATTCGACTAGGAAGGATACCAAGAGCCTGTCCTAGCTTGAGTGTCTGTTCACGCAGAAAGGACATTTCAGCCGCGGTTCCGTCTGAGCGAGCGGCGACCTTCCGCATGATGTCATCATAGGCTATGCCGGTCTTGACAGCTAAGCCTATGGGAGTAAGAGCAGCGGCTCCTCGCATAGCCATTGTCATACCAACTTTGGACATTTCTGTCCCAAATTTGCCAAGCCGATCACGAATTTTACTAAGGACTTTACCCGTAACATCAATAGCTTCGATGAGAACAAATGCTTTGCCTGCTTTGATTCCAGTGACAGAAGACATTGAGCGACTCCTCTTTGGGGAGAAGAATTAACCGTGGGAAATGCTGGATACCCACAAAGATGGAAGGACGGCACGGGCACGCTTGAGAGCAGGCATCATGAAGGGACGTTCTGGGTACTTGACCATTTTGGTCTTATAAGTGATCCGATTCTTTAGGAAGCGGCCCGTGCGTCTGCTCCGACGTTGACCAGTGTTCGTAAAGACATATCGTCGAGCACTACCACCATGCTCATGAAGGCCAGGAACAGGTTTGGAGGCATTGAAACCACCACTGTTGAATCCAACCATACCAACAATGACCGACGTTCCTAAATGGAAAGGGATCGAGAAGATCATCTTGAAGGGTGGTGTCGTACCGGGACGCCGCGAATAGGGAGGCGTACCCGGTCTTGATGGCTTGCCTCGTTTGAGACTTCGTCGTCGGATAGAACCGCGAGCAATCCGCATCACTAGATTGCCCGCTTTTTGTAGAGGATCTTTATTGAACTTGGGCCAGCGGGTGCGAATCACATTCCTGTCAAAGAATGCAAAGCCACCGCTTGTACTCCCACGAGTGACAAATTTGAACTTTGGCAGGAACATATCTCACCTTTGGCACAGAGCATTACCAATAAAGCGGAGGTCGCCGAAGTTTTGTTGTGTGATACTCATGCCAACTTTGGGACTGGTGCGGTACGGGTGGAAATAGGTTGACGGACGGGGTTTGGCTTTAGCTTTGCCGCTGGCGGCATTTATTACGACGCAGGTGAGATTGTAGATACTGGCGGTGATGGCCGAGGTATGGTCCCATTCAACAAGTAGCTTAGTGTCGTGAGCGATAGTGAGATATTTGAGTGTAACACCTTTGGCCCAGAGATCCTGTTGCTTGAGTCCTATGTAACTGGCAATGGAGTAGATATCTCGCCATGCTTTGCGTTTAACTCCTCCTGAAGTTTCGCTACTGCTTTGTCCAGTTCCTCGTCCAGCAACCTCTCCAGTAGAGGACTCGTCTTCTCCAGTCTCGCTCCTACCTTCGACACCATCATCTTCTGGTTTTCGGTCAAGAACGATAAGACGGTCCTCAGGTCTGGGAAAAACTCGCCTAATGCCTCCAGGAAAGCAGTGCGGCCAGCCTCAATAGTTGGACCATTGATACCAGAGACAAATTCTAGTTCAGCAGCAGCCGGCTCTTCTTTGGGGGAAATGGGGAAGCTGTCCCGTGGTGGAGATTCGACCTTGCAGATAGAACCACGCTTGGTTTGGACTGTCTTAGGTGAGTCAAGCCATTGCTTGTAGGTCTTGAATTTAGCTTCGGCTTGATCATGAACCATCGCCCAAATAATAGCAAAGAGAAAGGGCGAGTTGCTCATTAACCGTTGGAGTAGCTCGCGAGTCGGTTCTAAGATAGAGAACTCTTGATCCCAGAACTCCTTAAAGTCAGACTTGTCGATCACCTTTGCTTTGAAGAGATCGAGTTCAAGTCCCCAGATACGGCCTTTGCGATCTGTGAATGTGGACATAGTGCCTTGCCTAGAGACGAGGGTGGCCCCCAAACCAAAGTAAGACCCAGGGGTAGGGAGCCTTACAGTGGTCGGGGGCCATACAGTTAGTGACGCTTGATAAACAGCCGAGCAAACAAGTAGCAGAATCCTGTCACAAGTGTGCAAACAAATGTGACTAGAAGAGTTACTACTACTTGTTTGACCCCCTCGGCCATATAGATTGGAGCTGTAAAGTACAGCCAGAGGACATTGAGGAATTGCCGGAACGGTCCTGGTCCGTTTATGTGTTGGGAGGAGTAACGGGGGCGGGCGGGTTGCTTGGGATCACGGGCATCTTTTGCCCGCTCAAGAATCTTTGCAAGACCGCCACCACCGCGTCGTCCACCTTTGTCTCTGTCTGAGGAGCTTTCCACTCCAGAAACCGCAGGACGAGAATCGCTAGGAGGATAAGGTTGCTGAGGGTCGTGCTGCCAGTTAGGCTCCCTATCAGTTGGAGCAAGAGGCTCATGAGCATCCCTATCGCGTCCGTCGGATTGGCTGGGGGTTGTTGATCTAGAGGGGGCCACGTTCCCGGCACGTTGGGGCTGGGAGTCACTGGCATTGGGTTGAACGGATCGACCTTGGGAGGGACTGTAAATGGTGGGTCCACTCCCACCTGACCAGCTCCTTCCTGAGTTTCTGGTTCCTGAGCCTTGGCTCCTCCTTTGACTTCCGGGAAGATAGCCGGCACGGCGTCGTGGTAAGATTTGACCAGCCCCTGCGGTGACAGTGGGCCAACTGGAGTTTGAACTTGTTTGGGATACCCCTGTTTGGCCATTGCCGCCGCATACTTCCTGACAGCGGCTGTCATTTCGGATGAAAGCTTCTTGGGATTCCCTTCGTAACCCGTTTTCTGCCAAACTACCGTTCGTGGATTGCCCCACATTCCATTGCGGGGAGGCTGGATGACCAGAGTAGGGTAGCCAGTTAGCTGATAAGCCTTGAGCCGCCACTGCTGAGTCTGATCGTTGATGTTGTAGATATTGAAGTGTGCCCATGCTTTGTGAGGCTCCGAAGCTGCTACGAACGCCAGAAGCTCCGGAGCCTTCTGAAAATCCGCAATTAGCTTCTCGCAGTGTGTGCAGCCGTTGGTTTTTATTACGGTCACATACCACATGAAACTATCGTCGGGCGGAGGAGCAGTAGCCAAACGAATGGCATCATCTTCTGCTGCTCGTGGTCCTTCACCAGTGATAACAACCATGTCTCCACGGCGGATTACTTCAGCTTGATCTACCTGAGGAGGACCACCAGGAAGTCCTTTCGGTCCTTCTTTGGGAGAAGCACCGGCCCACTGTGCTTGACAGTTTGGGCAGCATCCCGCCAGTGGCGTAAACAGAGACAAGCAGCTAAGAGTAACTGCTAGAAGAAGTGAACGAATCATACGAACCCCTAACTGGAAAGAGTGTTATCTCCACCAAGCAACATAGATCGGCTTCGCCGGAGGGGGTGGTGTTTTGAGAACCACAACCCATTGTCCACTTGCTAGGTGGTGTCTACGGAATTCTGATTCTGTGTACTCGTCAATCCGCTGTGGCGAGTTGTTGTTACAGACCTTCCAAGGTTTTGAGTCTGCTGGATCAGGATTGTACCAGACCAAAGTCTGGAAGTGAACTGCAAAACAACCAATAGCTACCATACGTCCAGATTTACAGGCCCACTTCATCCATTCCCAGGTATTGGAGCCTGTGATATTGTAGGCAGGAATGCCACGCCGATCACAGTAACCTTCAACACGTGAGGGATTTGAGCCTCCTCGAACACGGGAACCATATTCTGTATCCCAAAGGAGTGTAGTGGCTTGTGGTAGGTTCTGCCAAACACCGCACATGCCGATAGAACACTGGACACAAGATCCATCTGGGTTGCGAAACCACTGCCTTATCTCTGGGGGAAAGTCTGAAAAGGCATCTTGGGCTGTACAACTGATAGGCAGAGCCAGGGCTGCTAGAACTATTACGAGAGCAGTCAGGTTTGCCATTGTTTTTCCTCTTTTCTAGTTCAAGATCTTTCTTTCGATGGGAGTAGCGATCTGGCGACCACCTTCGGTTGAGATCTCCTGGTCGTGTTGGATGGTAACGGTTTTGCCACGGAGCATAGCTTCCAGGTCCACCTTATCCACGCAGACTTCTTGTTCTGGTGGTAAGTTGGCCGAAGCATCACGAAAGAGCTTCGCATGTGGATGAGAATTGAATTTGTCACAAGCTGCCAGTAACTCACGAGCAGTGAGACAGAACACTTGACTTTCCTTGATCTTCATACGCTGGACTTGAATACCAGCACCTTCCATCCGTTGTGTAAGCTGTTCCAGGAGTTTGTCACTTTCATCCATCTTTTACCCCTTTGTGAGAGTGGAGAATGGGATTAAGTAGTAGTTGTAGTTGTGGTGGTCGTGCCGACGTTGTACCAGTAAGGATTGAGTTCGCCACCATTGACTTCATCCTCCTTATAACCTGTGGCGAGACGAACATCATGACCAGACACATTTTCCAAAGCCTGGTCCCAAGGGAATTGTTCCACTAAAGCCTGGATAGTAAGACCTTGGTTGCCATTAGTAGCAATGTCTCCGTTCATAAAAGCCCATTCGCGGCACGTTCCGTTGAAGAAGTCGCCACGAATGATGTCGTAAACAGTCTTGCCGAGACCAAAGTGGAGACGGAACTCAATAGCAATGGTTCCGATCATTGCAGCCAAATTCTTTGTGAAGTCATTGGCTCGCCGTTTGAGTTCCGCCAGGTTGCGAGAGAGATCAGCAATGTTAAGATCACCAATCTCAGAAACGAGAAGCCAAACCGGGACAGCGTGCGTACCGTTGTTGAGGTACGCTTTCATTTTGTGACCAGTGGTCGGTTGGAAAGTAGCAGACATGCTATCTCCTCTGGGTTGTGGTGTTTATTGGCAGGGGCGGCTATTCTTTGGGGAAAAGGATCAAGTAGTGGTGGTCGTGGCCTCGTTGAAGTTGCCGAGGACACGAGTATAGAAGACAGTAAAGTAGGCTTCAAACACGTTGGCGTCTCTCATCATGATATAGGACATGGGTATGCCGTTTGGATCTCTCATTGGTTCGATACGGCTAAAGGAAACTTGGAGCAATGCCGTATCTACTTCAATGCGACAGGTTTCCTCTAGCTCCTCGACGAAGGCGGCATACGTGTCTATTTCTGTATCATCATCGATCTTTGAGATCGGATGTTGGAAGCCAATTTGTACGGGGTAGTCACGTAGGCAAACATTGTCACGACTTTGTGTGAGCATGTCACCAGGACGACCACCAATCACATACACCTTGCCAGAGGGGTATTTAGTTGGATCAAAGAGATTCTCAAGTGTCTCCCAAGGACGCCATGTCTTCTCTAGGATGAAGTCATTGGCAAAGTAGAAGTTGCCTGCAGTTTGTTTGGTCGCAATCCGCAGATAGACTTCATCACGAATACCTAGAGCGATGTTCATGTGTCAGACTTTGTACGAATGGTATGAACGATCACTCGATCACGACTTGAAGTGACGTGGACGTATGGTGGCTCACTCACACCCATTGAGTTGAGGACAAAGACTTCGCCAGTAAGTCGTTTGATCTTGTGACCAGGAGCAGGTGGGTAGAAGCTGCCAAGCTGCTCCCTGTCGATAGCAAAGTCCTGTCGCTCCAACCGCACCATTGAGGGATCGCCAGGGTTTAGCTCATCAGAAGACATTAAGATCGGGCTGACCTTAATAGGCTTCTGCTTGTTGCCGGCGATATAGATGACATCCTCGGTATTGACCTCAGCGAATCTATCTGAGGCATGGCGGAGACGATCTTGGAAGCGGTAGGTCATTTGTCACCAAGTTGCTTGAACTACGACGGAGGTTTGTACCACATGCCGTCAAGAATGGGGATTACCTAACTCCGTCGCAGCCCAGGCAAGGGTCTCTAGCAAGTAGTCAGACTATGAACTTCAGGTAGCCACCTTCAGGAGGCTTTCATACTGACTATCGTGCTAGAGACTCATACACCCTGGTACGTAGGGCGGGATAGAGGCTACGTAGTGGTCGTGGTCGTGGTCGTGGTCGTGGTAGTACCAGCACCGGACATAGAGGCAACGACCTGTTGGACAGGCAGAGCATTGATATCCGTAGGAACGAATCCCCTGTAGATAGAAGCATCTTCTACAGAGATACCGGCGAAAATTCGATTGCTGCCAGGAGCATTGTATGCCTTGAAGGCGACAGTATCCCACCAGACTTCCTGGTCTTTAAGGAAAGCCTGAGCAGCATCATTCTTGTCTTTCTTTAGACGGAAGATGCCACCGATAGCCAATGCTCCAAGAGCATTAGCAGCGATGCCTTCAGGACTAGTGCAAACACCAATCCTCTGACCAAGATCAACAACATTGCCAACAGAAACAACAGAGCCACCGTTTTGGTAGTCGATTCGTTTCTGAGCACCATGATAAAACATGGCGTGCATCGTCATTTCCATTTTGTTACTCCTAGGTCAAGCGGGCGAGTGGCCCGGATTCTTTGGGGAAAGGGACGCCCACTACTCCTCGACTAAGACATCGACTTCGATGGGAGTATCAGCGGGCAAAGACTTGATAGCCGTCAGCAGATCGGAAACGAGTACCATAGCTCCACCGCCACCGATGGGAGTGACGGAATCTTTCTTCAGCTTGTGATTGGCTTTCTCACACAAGATGCGAAAGGCTTGATGGTCAATGGCACTGAGACTGACTGTGGCGGTAGGACTCGGTTCATTGAATCCATCGTAACAGCCGTTCAGGATATTTCGCAAATCGGGCAGACGGTTTTCTTTGACGTGGGGCATGGTTTCCTCTTGCCTGGAAAGTGAAGTTTATTAAGAGCGGCTGGCGGCAAGCCGAGCGTTAGACATTGCCGCCAGCCGCGGCCACCAAACTCTTGAGGCGAAGTTTAGCATAAGAGCTAGGTGGGACCGGATATCAAGTCTAATTACTGTGCTAGGTCACTAAAGAGTGGAGAACTAGCACAAGCAATAGAACTTTAAGCATCAGCTTGCAGAGAGTTAGGCTCCTGCACTCTTGAGAGCAAGCTGAGTGATGTGCATGGCAACTCCGAAGTCGAAGTAGGAACGCATCTGGATACCACCAGGGATGCTGAACTCAGTTGCGGCTTCATCGAAGTAGGGGGTCTCACGACCATCGAGGAAACCGATAACAAGAGCAGCACCTTGCGGAGCGTTAGGATCAGCAAACAAGTACCACTGAGTAGCGGACTGACCACTGATGGTCAAACCATCCTGATTGGTGATACTCGTGTTGTTGAGATAGCCGCTATAGTGCGGAACGAAGCGGCCAGCGAACGGATTGTTTGCAAACTTAGGAGTATCAGCTGTGGTCGTGATCCACATTTGGGCCTGATTGTAGAGCTGATTGGCCAGGACTTCCTGGTTAGTGCCTACAAGCAGTACACGAGGCGACAGGCTGATCGGCTTCCCATTGATGATCTGGTCACGGAACTTCTGTTGAGCAGTTTGCAGGGCCGCAACGCTCAGAGCAGAGCCACCACCAGAAATCAAGTTGCCGTTACCAGAGGCAAAGAAGCTGCTCGGATTACTGAGGAGTAAAACGAACACGGCTTCCTCAACACGGAGAGCACCAAGACTGCCGATACCACGTGCCTTGTCAACAACGAGACCAAGATCATCGTTACGCTGGGTCTTACGGTCAATGGCAATCATTGCACCGTAGGTTTCAGCTTGCAACGTCTTCTTGGTATCAGTCATTGACACATGCTTGAGTTCACCATCGGTCGCAACCTTGCGGAAGTGGCCATTGGGGTCAAGCCGGTATAGACTGTGAACCTTGAAATCGTTGAGTGGCCGACGAGCACAGATGAAAGGCCAGATCGACTCCACTGACATGAAAGCGGCATAGGCCGCCTTGTGCATCACGTTCTCAAGGATATTCGTGACACTGATGCCAGAGAAGTTATTGGCCCGGATTGTACTCCACGCCTTGAAGGCAGCCGCCATCAAATCACCATGTCCAGTCAAATGACTGATATGGCCACCGGCAGCTTCGACCTGAATGCCCAGCAAGCGGTTGATCGAGGAACCGATCTGGTACTGTCGTTTGCGGGATTCCTCCATGGCCTTGATGGGGTACATGGATTCAAGACCGTACTCACGGTCGTTCTTGACGTTCTTGGCCTTCTCAGGAACACCGCAAGCACGTAGGATAGAGATTTCCAGTGCCTGACTGCTTGTGATGTTGAGATCGGAAACGTGGATGCCGGGCTTGAAGCCAGAACTCATGTCAGGATAATCCGCACGGCGACAGTGCAGTTCAAAGCGGTCGGCATCCCATCCTTCCTTGATTGCTTTGGCCTTCAACTGCTTGAGGGTCAGCTTACGACCACTGATCTCAAAGGTCACTGGGCCGTTGTCGCCGGCTTCCAAGTGCTTGAAGGATGCAGCAATCTCATTGATAGACTCAATCCGCTCCGTATTGACAGCGAAGCGAGCATTAAGATCGTCAATGGGATCATCACCAGCATCGAGATCGTCGTCATCGTCATCATCGTCGTCGTCAGGATCGTCCTGAAGGAACTTGCGACGAGCATCGGCCTTGACCTTTTGTTTGGCTTTGGCCTTAATGGTCTTCTTTCGCTTGCGAACAGGCTCCGGCGGATCATCATCCACAGAATCATTGGCCTGCAAGTCGGCCTGATGCTTAGCCTTGAACTTCTTGAGTTGATCTTCAGAGAGATCAGAAGCTTCAAGGCCAAAGGTTTCTTTCAACCAGGCTTCAAAGTCCATGTCGTTCTCCTTAGTGTGCTTGGCTGCGACAACAGCAGAGGTTTCGTTGTCAGCTCCAAGAACGGTTATGGAAAGTTCACGAATGACGGATTTGCTGGCAACGATTAGAGGACCGCTGACAGTTTTACCGTTTACCTCTGCTGTATCACCCTCTTGAAGGATGTAGCCCTTTTTAATCCGGGCTCCAATCGAGACTTGGAAAGGGAATCCATTGCGAGCATCGGCTACGATCCCCTTGGCAATCTCCATGTTGGAAGATCGGATACCGATAGCAGCGATCATTGGTCCTTTGATACTCTTACCGCCGAGCAACCGGGCTTCACCGGCTGAAACGATAGTCCTATCAACAGCGTGACCGAATCGCTTGCCAGTGTCGTGATCGACGATGATAGGAGTGCGAGCTTTGTCAAAAGTAGCACCCTTCAGATCAACTACGACGGGATATTCAAAACCGGCTAGGTCCATCGGTTTGCCGGTGTTGGCGAGGAGAAGGATAGTTGGCTCAGCCGCAGCATCCTGCTCATTCGCAACCAGTTCAAGCTGACCAGTGAAGAGGACATCTGAGGCTTTGATGGTAGTGACATTTGCCTTTATGACTTTGCCACTGGGAAACGGTTTAGGGGTCTTGCTTCGCATGACCATATTTCAACTCCTGGTTTTTATTATGTACAAAAGATGGAAGGTCAGCCAAGTTTACACGGTTATAGGTTTGTAAATCTACTTGCGTGATGTTTTCTTGGCTGGGCGGCTATTCTTTGGGGGAGATTTAGGCTTAGAATCACTCTGGCCCGGTGGGGCTTCTGGAGGCGGTGGTGTTGAGTCAACGCCAGGAGCGGCAAGTGAATCACGGAACTTATCATCCTCCTCGATCTCATCCCGCCAGACTTCAACATCACGATTGTAGTATTGCTCCTGAATATCCGCATCAGTGAGAAATCGCTTATCGTGGAGAACTTTCATGGCTTCAGCAACACGAGCAGGGTCTGTGTGGTCAATACCAATGCGATCCCATCGCCAGCGGTGCTTGGGAAGTTGATCTTTCCATCTGTCAGATGTAAAGCTACCAGTGATGTGTCCCGGAATCCGAATTGCTTCCTGCCACCACAAGTAGAAGATGCGACAAAGAACAGCTTCCTCACAGTCGAGGCGTTCGGCAGCTTGACCACCTTTATAGATAGTAGCATCGAGGACACCGCTGGCCATGTTACTGTCTTTGGAAGAGCCAGAAGTGATGTTGTATGGAGAAAGGATTGGGCGGGTGATCTCCCTTAGGAGGCTACCCACATATTCATCATACTGAATGCCTAGGGGCACTGCTCCCAGTTGTTTGGCTTTGTAGCCATAGGGAAGGTTCATAGCCATTCCCTGCTCCAGAGGGAATAGGTCGAAAGGATCGTCGATGAGTTGGTTGCCTGCTCCATCTGTCCAAGGTGTCATCCCTGGAGGCATTTCGGTCTCCAAGAGAACAGTCATGTCTGCGATAACTTCAGAGTTTCGCAGCACAGCCGTCGTGTACCTTCGTAGGATAGCACACAATGGGAGGGAAGGAGTTGCTTCGGGTATGCCGCGAAGCCAGCCGCGATCTTGCCGGAACCAGTGGACAATGTATTTAGCATCAATCCATTTTCCATCAGCCGCTTCAGGATAGAAAGATGAGATGAGACTACCGGGGTGACGAAATAGGACATGATAGGAAATCGGATTCTCATACTTGTCAAAGCGGACACCATCAATCTCCCAGTAGTTAGCCCCTGCTGGAGTGATTGGAACGGTGGCCAGAGAAGAGACGCGGTCGGCTTCGATTACTTGAAAGTCGAGGAGAACAGGATCGAAAAGGAGGCGATTCTTGTTTTGGTAGGGAAGCATGAATGATTCGCCATCAACGATCTTAGCCATACGCATCCGCCATAACTTTTGACGGAGATGAGTTGCGTAAGCCCACTCCATGAACTTTTGTTGGATGAGCTTCTTTTGCTGATCGGTGAGGCGATCATCAGTGATCTGTAACTTGGGACCGCTCCCTACGAAGTCGTTGACTATCGTAAGACATGTACCCTTGAGATACGGGTTGTTCTCACAGATCTCGTAGCGAGAACGAGAGCGTAGTCTGCGACGGACTTCATACCCAGCTACAACATGAGGATCAAGAAAGTCAGCATTCTGCCAATGATTCTCATTGCCTATGAAAGTCTGAGCAGCGTCAAACTTTGCTCGTAGTTCTCGCCGATGGTTAAGACGAGCATTGGCCAGTTTGGTGTAAGCTAGACTTAGCTCACGTTTCAGGCTGGCCGCCTCTTCTTTGGGGGAAGGCTTGGCCCTGCGAGAAAGCTGGAGTTTATTCGGTTGGTGGCCGTTGGTAGTCATGTCGTAGTCGTGGTTGTGGTAGCGATGAAGCTGACGTTAGTAGCTCCACCTACAAAGACGTCATCATCATTACCTAGTTGCTCGGCAGTGGGGACGGAGGCTGAAGCTGCCCAAACAGGATATAGGTCACGAGGCATTATGGAGGTCCTACGATAGAGGGTGGTTTGGTACGAGCTAAACGGATGCCCCAGGGCACAGCTTCAGGAGTATTCTTGGTCTGGTTGTAGCGATCCGCCTCGATGAGCTCTCGGATTGATCGTTCTTGGACAGTACCCTCAACGGTGCGAACACGTTCAGGAGTATTGGCAGCAGCTATAATATCTATTGAGGGAGCAGCTACCTGCCGATCCTGAGCAACGTCAAAGAGATCGAGAACGACACCTGTATCATCTGGTGGGAAGGTATCAGGCTCGCTGAGACCAGAATACACCTTGAAGAAGAGATAAAAGATACCAGCTTCATCAACAGCGTTAGCAGGGAAGTCTAATTCGACAAGACCCTGAGCAGCATCTGAGACTGTGATACCAGTGTCAGTTTCAGTAAGTTTGACAGCACCGCTTTCACGGATGATAGTGTACTTAACTGTGAAGCCAGTAAGGTCATAAGGGTTATCCCCATTGCGAAGTTGAACCGAAAACTCGCTAAGGGTATCACCAACAGCTCTCTCGTGACGAAGGGCAGTCATATCTGTAGGGCAATAGCCCCGCTCCTCTTTGGGGGAAGGTGTGGCCCGGCTATTCCATCTGGATGATTAGACGAGTGGGATCACGTTGTAGGACAAGTGGTTCATTTTCGCGGTGAACAATGATGACAGTAGGACGTAACACACGACGAATATCGAAGATACTTTCAGCAGCACCAGTGAGGGTTGTAGCACCGATTATGAGGCTACCATTCGCCGTGAATGTGGGGATTGTGTAAGTTGCGGCTCCTGTGGTAGTGACGGGACCGGTTTGGAGAGAACCGTTGGCAGTGTATATAGGAGCTGCAAAGGTGGCTGCTCCGGCTAAGTCAACTCCAGGCGTCTGGAGAGAACCATTAGCAGTGTACACAGGGGCTACAAAGGTAGCTGATCCTGAGAGAGTAACTTCGCCTACTTGGAGAGAACCTAGAGCCGTGTAGGTAGGTTCAGTTGATTGAGCAGAACCAGATAACGTAGTTGGCCCTACTTGAAGGGAACCATTAGCCGTGTACGAGGGATTGACTACGGTGGCTGATCCGGCCAGGGTTGTGGGACCGACTTGGAGAGTTCCATCAGCAGTGTAAATGGGGGCAGTAAAAGTCGCAGAACCGACGAGTGTTGTAGGACCTGTTTGGAGGCTACTGGTAGCAGTAAACACTCCTTCATCATAGATCGCATTGCCGGCAAGTGTTGTAGGACCAGTATCCAGAACTCCGACTGCGGTGTAGCTAGGAGGAGTATTAGTGACAGCACCACTCAAGGTGGTAGGAGCGACTTGGAGAGTTCCATTAGCAGTGTAAATAGGAGCAGTGAATGAGGCACTACCACTAAGGGTGGCTGGACCTGTTTGAAGTGACGCAGTTGCAGTAAAGATACCCTCATCAAAGAGAGCAGAGCCAGCTAGGGTAGTGGGGGCCACATTCAAAGAACCAGAAGATGTAAATGTCCTTGAATCAAATGTCGCTGATCCACTTGCAGTTGCAGGACCGACACTTAGGGAGCCAGTTGCAGTCTTTGTACCAGGGCTAAATGTTGCTGCACCAGTGAGGGTTGTTGGGCCGGTTTGAAGGGAACCAGATGCAGTTTTGGTCCCTGGAGCAAAAGTAGCTGAACCAGCAGCCGTTACTGGCCCAGTTTGAAGTGACCCAGTTGCAGTTTTGGTTCCAGGACTAAATGTGCCACTACCTGCGAGAGTGGATGGGCCAACATTTAGAGAACCAGTTGCAGTTTTAGTCCCTGGACTGAAGGTAGCTGAACCACTAGCGGTTGTTGCTCCTACCGTGAGCGTGCCTGATGCTGTAAATGCTCCTCCTCCCAAATCAAACACCGTTGGCACGATTAGCCGCGGCGTGACTGGGGCGTGATCGGCGTGCGTACTGCCGTTGTTGGTGAGCGTGAGTTGATTGATCCATTCGTCGTAGATGCCGCTCGTGCCGCCGAGCAGCATGGGGATGTACCAGGAGGTTGAGGCTTTAATACCTTCTAGTTTGCCGGGACGCATTCCGCGAGCAAGGGCGGTGATCTCATTGGCGTCCAGGGCACGATTGATTTTGAACCATTCAGCCATGCGACCGCCAAAATAACGGTTAGCATCCCCGTCAACGCGGCGTCCTATATTTACGCCAGCATTAAATGTATCATCCGGCCAAGCTTCACCCCCCATTGCATCAAAGTTGCTGTTCACGGCTGAAGCATCAGCAACACCATCAATGAACCACTGCCATGTATTACTACTGCGACGTAGGACGATATGCTGCCAAGCAGTTGAGCTACCGACGCTTGCCGTAGTTGGTATATCGGTAGCAGATGTACCATCGTTGTCCAATGCAATAACACGCAGCTTGTTCGGATTCGATGCAGCACCGGCTTCGTTGATAAGCAGATTGATATTAGGTTGATTACTCGTGCTATTACACGACAAGAAATACTGAAAGTTTGATCCTGTATTGTCGGTTAGCTTTAGCCACCCGCCGATAGTCCAGTCACCATCGGGAAACGGGATTGCCGACCCATAGATATCGAGGGCGATGTAATCATTGACCTCATCGAACAGCCAGGCCATTTGAGCCTCCTAGATCAATCCCGCTTCCTTGAGAGTCCAGCAGACCAGGGCTAGGGCTTTTTGTTGGGTGGTCGCCGTGCTCTTGAATGGTTCCGGCAGACGGGAGAGGAAGTTCTGCTTGACTGTCTGGAGGGCTGTCAGATTAGCCGGCAACAGGTCCATCGTATCGTCAATCGAACCGATGGCAGCCAATAGGTCATCGAGGTTCATCGTGGCCGTGGCGTTGGTCTCAACCCACAAGCGTTTCGCCAGTTCACGGGCCGCATCACGACGTTGAGGAGTTGTTTGGGCCATTACTCATCTCCATGTTCGCCACTTAGCAGAAATACTATTCGTGTGATCATTGCAGCGATCTCTCGCTTTTGGATATCAGTGAACGTTGGCCACAACTCTCTCACTTTGTCTGAGACGAAGTATCTCCAATCGTCTTCTTGGAACGGAATCGCAGGCGGCCATACCGGAGATTCCCAGTCGCTAGAAATGGAAAGCATAACTACTCCCAGATGATTGACACGATCCAGGTGCTCACCTGAGCCAGCGTCCAGGAGGTTGTTTCAAAGACAAGGTCCATCGCTATTTCTTCACCGGCAACTGGTGTGTCGGCGTCGAGCGTGATCTTGAGTTCTTTGTACTGATCGTTGTCACCAGTGGACCACGAGAGCGTGCTCGTTCCTTCAGCATTGAGAGTCGCACCGGAGGGACTTTCCTCTGCTGCAACACTGGCCCATTTTGGGTTGACTTTGGCGTTGCCACTGGTAGCGTTAGCCAAAGCACGGAGCAAGAGCTTGCACGTTCCACTTGGCAGACTCGGTGGCATCTGAAACCGCAACCGCCATGTAGCATCAGCACCCACACTAGCCTCGACTCCGAGACCCTCATCGTGCTTTGAACTTGCACCAGCTCCGATATGGATATTAGGGAACACCCGACCTGATGTGACGGGCACGGCACTGTGCGGAAAGATCGGTCCACCAGACATTGACTACTCACTATGAAAAGATGTGAGGGTTTAGAAAATCTCAATCACCCCTGAGGAATCTTATCCTGGGTCATAGGTTCACGGTCGAGAGTAATCTCAGTGGCGAACCATAGCAGATGGAAAGCCATGTTGCGGAGATCACCCTCCAAGTTGTCGAAGAGACCATCCGCTTGAGGAGTGCTGAGGGTCTTTAGCTCACGCATCCAGGGAGTGGTATCCCAGAGCTTGTCAATAAGCTCTTTGGAAAGTGGTGTTTCGGGAACCTGCTTTCCTCGAAAGAGGTAGTAGGATGGTTTTTCAGTGGATTCAGGGACATCCCACCAAGCCTTTGCACAGTTATAGAGACTGAGCAAAGCGTCTTTGAGCTCTCCTTGAGGGAGGGTGTTGATGTTGGACGCATACTGGCTGAACAGTTGATCCGTAAGAGGAGGAGCAAAAGCAGCCAGCGGGTATTTACCTTCAACAGTGACTTTGGGCATTGGTTATCTCTTCCTAGGAGGGGGTGGTGGAGGTACTGGCCCAGAGGGGCACGTAGGCTTACCGATGTAGTAGTCCGTACTAGCTGATCGGGACGGTGACTGTCAAAGAACTGATAGCGATTGTTCCACCGGCGACGATCGTGGAGTTGTCAAATGACAGGTCGCCCGATCCCTGGCCGCACGTGCCGTCCGAGTGAATGTTGCTGTCCGAGTCCTTGATGCGGAAATGGCCAGCCGTGCCGCTGAAGTCGGCATTGGTATCGGAGGTGATGCTACTGGCAGTAGCCGTACCAGTGCTTGCGGCTCCAAAGGCAGGATCACTGAAAGTCAACGTGCCGAGGAGATCACCACTATCAGCGTCACCAACGTTAGTAGGCTGAGCACCAGATCGGATAGCAATGGTCCCGGCTCCCGAACCAGCGTCGATATCATCGACGATAGCATCACAGGCTTTGTTGCGAGTATCCGTTGAGAGGCGATAGGCCATTCCCAAAACTAGGAGACCGAGAGTCAACAGAAGTTTGTGACCAACGGCCAACCATTCGTTCCCCTCAAAAAGGAGGTTGGCGAGTGTAGCGAGCATAAAAGTCCTTTCGGTGTACGGTTAGGGGCTGCTTTGGCAGGCTTGGTGTTTATTATGTTCGCTCCCCCCTTCCTCTGGAAAGGTTTGGCCGTTATAGGCTTGTAATTTTTGAAAGTCCTGAATCGCCTGTTCTAATTCATAAATCCTAGCTTCGTATCTGAACAGATACTCCAGTGCTTCTGTTGCACCAATAAGGAGACCAAATTCAGTAGTAATAAGAATAAACTCTACACCTAATGGTACTCGTACGGGTACAATGATAAGAATTGTACGAGCAAGCAAGATCAGGAGACACATAAACCAAGTAAGAAGATGTCTCATTTCTTCCTCCGCCTGGTTTTCTTCTTAACAGGGGGCCGCCTCTTCTTTGGGGGAAGGGATGGCCCCGTCTCATCGGTAGAGGCTTTAGGTATAGAGGGTGGTGGGGCTTTTGGCTTATTAACTCCACCACTAGAGGAAGGCATGGCTTCGGCGAGTGGGGGCAAGAATGAAGGGATAGTAGGAACTACTGTGGGGGAGATTGAAGGAGATAGTGGAGGTCCAAAAGGTTGTACCCCTTCAGGGAGATTCTTGTTGTCCTCATCCTCATAGACCTCGATGGTGGTGTATGCAAGGCCACAGTGACGGCATTGGCGGTAGCGTTTGATGATTGTACGGCGTTTCCCGTGATAGAAGACCTCATGTGCTTGGCTGTTGACGACTGTGGACATGCGACATCCACAGTAGCGACATTCTATCTTGGGATTGTTGGAGGGCCTTGCCTGCCCTTTGATTCTCATAGTGTCCTCCAGGATTGACGGCGAGCGGCTGCTCTTCTCTGGGGAAAGGATTAGCGAGAGACAACTAAGGGTTTCGCCCTGCTACCAGAGCGGCTAGAACGCTTGGCTTCAGCGAGGTCTGAGAGTTGACGGCGGATAGGTCGGAACTCTACATCGATTGTTTTGATAGAAGCACCAGCGAATGAGGCGAGAGCCATACAGGCGGCAGCACAATCAAGGTAATCATTGTCGAATGCCGCACCCTCGCGGACCGTCCACTTGTTTTTGGTGATCCCGCGAGCAGACACTGGTTCAGGGTATTCCGAAGAGCAGATATGGTGAGAGAGGAGTTCGTGTTGGTGGGAGGGGGCAGAGTAGAGATTAACACAACCAGTACCTCCTGCGGGGGTGGCTAGGCGGCTAAAGAGAAAGTCTTTGAGACGACCTACATCAGCAGCCATGTACCACATATTTGAGGGATTAGGACGAATGACCCATTTAGGTTCTTTGACATTTGGGTTCTTCTGGTTCTCAAAGAGCCAGCCGTCGCGGCGTTCATACTCCTCTAGTTGCAGCTTGGTTGGGGCAAAGTCCTGCCCAGCGTAGGGGATGATTTGTTGGAAGCCTGATTCACGGATGTATCGCTTAACGGCTTCGCTCGCCTGACCCCATCGGGTGTCAATACTAAGATAGGATATTGGGAATTCTTTGCGAGCGAGGTCGTCTCGGATGTATCGTTTAGCAAAGAGATATGTAACGAGTTGGCCAAGTGCCCAATAGATTTTTGCTTCGAGAGGGGCACGCACTTTGCCGCCACTCGTCTTGAAGGCTTTTGATTTAAGAGCAGAGTGTTTGGGTTCGGCGAAAAAGAGACGTGTGATATTGCTCCATGAGGCTGTTTGAGATTTAGTGAAGTATGGGAGGGTGATTTCCGGCCACGTTCCATAGTCAATGAACGTGCCGTTGAAGTCGTAGTCGAACGCGAACACGAGGTAGAAGAGGACTTCGTCTTGGACATCTATATGAGCTACAACTTGTTGGTAAGAGTGATAAAGGTGGCCACGCTTCACGTCGATGGTTTTGGTCATCAACTGCTCGGCAGTTATCATCGTATCGACAGTCTCAATGAGACGACGACCGATGTTTTGGTACTCAGGCAAGAACATAGAACCTAGTTGGAGACGTAGGTTCATGGCGTGCTGCTGAGCACTAATCTCGGAACGGCGGTCGTAGCGTTGAGACCAGGAGACAACAAAGTCCCGGTCCATCACTTCACGATTCTTCTCATAGAGTTCTGTGGCTAGTTTGAAGTTGCCGTGATCACGGAGAGAGGTACGGCGAAGCTCGGAATACTGATTCCATAATTGCCCAGAGGGGGTGTCATTCGTGATTTCAAAGTCAGTGACACCGGGTGGCCAAGAATTGACCATGCGGCATCGTTCGCCCTGGAAATCTGGTTTCTTGAGAGGATCGAGGTAGGTATCGGCGGCATCCCCTTCTCGGATAACAGTGCAGGGCATGAGCACATCAATGTGGGCTCCTCCTCCAGCAAGTCCTGTGACAGCTCCGTCAATGAGTCGAATGAGCTTGTCGCACATAATGGGAGAATCAGCCTTGGCGTCTTTTTGGACATCGTCCAGGATGACCAGGTCGGGGCGGGGCTGCTCCAGTGTAACAGGATTAACTTCTGCTTCGCCACGAATGGAACCGTCGATACCTGAGCATCTAAGAATGACTCCAGCGTTGGTTGAAAGCCAGATACCAGTGGTCGCCTCTTCTTTGGGGGGAAGTATGGCCCCGGTTGTGTCTCCAGAGGGTCGATGGCGAGGGACCTCTGGGTTGTCCTTGAGGAACTCATGGACATCAGCAGCCTCGTAATCTGGAGAACGCTCAAGCCACCGCACTGAAGATGAGTCGTTAGCTGTGTAGTAAGCCGCAACATCCTTAGGAAGGATGAGGATTGGGTAGCGGATAAAGTCAGTTCCAAGATGGACGTGGGTAGGCTCGTTGTTGAAGGTCTGACCACGGGCCATGCGATTAGTTCCGGCCAAGTGGTGGATCGCCCAACAGATTTCGGGGAAGTCCTGTTTGAGAAGAGGGTTGTTTTCGAGCTGGACCTGAATGAAATTGAGGGTTTGCGTGGACTTAGGTTCTGTGGAGCCCACATTGTAGATGAAGTGTTTATGTCCGTAGAGGGTGGCCCAGATGGTGGCTGCTCTGACAATAGCTGTCTTACCTCCTCCACGAGGCATGGCAACGGCGAACTTACCTCCTTCTGACGATATTCGCTGAGCCTTTTCAATACAGATAAGTTGATCAGTGGACCATTGGTGATAGAAGACTGAGGCAAGATATGTCTCCGCAAAGAGTTTGAGGTCAGTTTTACAGGCTAGACGACGCTGCCAGTCTATTCTTTGGGGGAAAGGACCGATCTCCCGGCTAAGCGAACGGGTAAACCGTTGATATTTGCGAGCAGCTTGGGCTTGTCTCTCTTTCTTAGCTTGTGCAGCAGCCTCTTTTTCCTCTTGGGAGCGAGCAGCGACCTTGGCGGCCAGAGCAGCACGGGCTTTAACGGCATTCTCGCGGGCCGTCTCTGCCTTTGAGCGGCGTTTTTTAGGTGTGCGAGGGGGTAGTGGTGGTCCAGGAGGAGCCCACTGCATCATTGGGAGACTATCATCGAGTGTTTTGAGACGTTTTGGCTCTTTGAGAGGCTCGTTTTTGTGCTTGGCGGGTTGCGACGGCGGCCTTTTAGGCTCTCTCACAGAGTGTTTGGTCGATTTTGACCCTTTGGGAGTCACTTTTGACCCTTTGGGAGCCTTCTTTGATTCAGTCTTGTGGTTTGCCTGGCTTTTAGACATGGTCTTTGTGGAAGGTCAAAGAGAGATGATCATTTTTACGCTTTGAGGTGGGTCAGGCAAAATGAATTCAGCCTCGCGGATGGAATTGAAAAAGTAACCAACCAGACCGGTCAATG